CCGAAGATGCTTTCTCCCTCGTCGTTGAGGTCGAGGACTTCGCGCACAGGCTTCCATGGCTTAACCTCATCATCTTGGAAAAGACCGCCATTGTTAGTCGTACACTTGGCATGAGTCTGCTCGGGGAACACAATTGGCAACCCTTTTTTGGCGAATTGTCCGAAGTATCGGCGACGTGAGGTGTAGGCTCCATAGTCGGCCGCATTGAGTATGCGCCAGTCGAAGTCATAGCCATACTTGCAGACAGTGTTCACCCATCGCAGATAGCATCTTCCTTTGTCACGACTGACAGGGTGGCCATCCTCATCAAGATCGCCCCAGCACATGAACTCCTCTACATTCTCAATCTGAATGTAGTCAGGCTTGATTGCCTCGATGTATCTGAACAGATGTTCTGCCAATGTGCGGCTGTCTGCGTCCCGAGGTTGACCGCCTTTTGCTTTGCTGAAATTTGTACATTCCAGCGAAGCCCAAAGCACAACGCGTGTGCCTGGTCGTCGCATCGCATTCACATGGCGGACCAGCGGAGTCAGCTCCAATGTGCGGATGTCCTCGGTGAAGTGGAGTGCGTCGGGGTGATTGGCAGCGTGTGAAGCAATGGCATTTGCATCGTGATTTACGCAGGCTATAACTTTTGCACATTGCTCGCCATTGACACGTGCACTCTCCACGCCTGTAGAGGTGCCTCCAGCTCCACAAAAGAGATCGATGTAGAGTAACTTTATCATCCCTCACCTCCTCTCTTCTGGTAGCTCTTATATGGATACCTGGCCACCTTCGGATATTTGTTCTCACGACGGTATGCAGGAATTTTGTTCTCTATCATGCACCACTCTTCTGCACATTCTTTAGTCATGGGGCCTGATATGGCTTTCCTCACTCCGTTAACAGTGGCGACCACACAATACATTTGTTCACTCATTGTTTGCCTCCTTTCTTCGGCACGATTTCGCCATTAACTATCTTTTCTACAATGTCAGACGGAATATCCTGCTCTGTTTTGCAATTATGCTCTATGGCATATTCCAATGCTGCCAGCACTTGATTGTGCGTCAATGACTTTCCATCAACGGTGAAGTAACCGTCAAGGCGTTTTCTTGGGTTGTTCCGATGCCAGCGCATAAGACCAGCCATGTTTGTTTTCATTGATGCCATTATAAACCTCCTTCCTGTTTGTGTGGATGTTTTCTCTTGTAGTTTGGGTTTATCTCTCGTCCTTTGATTTTGTCAACAGCCATCGCAAGAAGTTCATCTTGAGAGAGTCCGAGAATGCCTGCCATGTGGAATATGATCACATTGACATCGGACAATTCGTCAACAAAGTCTCTGATGAAACTCACGCAATGTTCTAATGTCAACGTGCCTGGCACTTCTTCGACGGTCTCAAAAAGTTCATTGTGTTCTTCGGAGAGTTTTTCAAGACGCAAGTTGAGATTTGTGCCGTACTTCTCGTTGAGCATTTCCAGTATTTTCTGCTTATCCATGTTGTTCTCCTTTCTTGTGTTATATCAAATCTCTTCAAGATTAAACAATTCGGCTTGGGTGTAACCCTCATGCCACTCACCAACAGTGCGCCAATTCTTCATGCGGTCATACTTTTCTTTGCTGACCTGCCATTGCTCCTCGGTGTACTGGAAAGCCCAATCTTGGCCGAAAGTCTCAAACATCTGGTCACGTGCGCTCTCTGCATCTTCGGCCTCGATGACGTGGTAGCAGTTGCGGTGCGGCTTGTCTAAGCCGACACCGAAAGTGAAATAGTAGCGTTCCATCAGTCCTGAAACCCTCCTTTCGGTTTTAGTTGATTGATTAACTCATCCGCATACAGAATGGCGGCCTTGCAGATGCTTTTCGGAACGATGAACCCACGACCATTCATCTCCTTTTTCTCATTCATTGCCAATTCGAACATAGTAGGCAACATGGTTCTCGCAACCTCGTAGCGACGTTGCTCCCAGTTGATGCGGTCGCTGGTCAAATGGTCGGATATTTCGTTACAAGCACGTTGAACTGCATAGGCAATGTCTTGCTCAAAAGGGTTCATTCCTCACCTCCTTTCAGTTCTTCTTCAAACACAAGCCCTCCATTGATGACGTGGTCGATTGTTGCAGGGGGCATCTTTAGCAACTGTTCTATTGTTGGCCTAACCCAATTCTTAACTTCCGAATAACGGTCAGGAACGCATGGGGGAGCGATGTGAGTTGTTATATTGTGCATCGCTGCACCTCCACATTTAGGGCATTTGATGATGAATGGTGTCACACCTTTGTCTTTGTAAAGTGTCACTGTGATATAACCACATTTTTCACAGGTGTAGCCGTTGTATTCACCACGTCCGTCATACATTCTTGTCTGCTCAATTTCCGACACGAGTTTGTTGTACTCGTTGATGATCTGTTTCGTTCTCATTCCTCACCTCCTTTCATTGCTTGTTTGAACGCTTTAAGCAAACTTTCTACTTCAACGTCACCTTGAGGGTAATCACTCTCGGGTAGAAACTTCAGTGACGCATATAGCCAGACATTTGCAGCCAACCACTCACAAGCATCATTTAAGTCTATCATTATGCGTCCATCGCATTGTGGTGTGGGATTGGGATTGTACTCTTCCGCATCATTCACTTGTGCGGCTTTTAGCACTTTGTATGTTATCTCGTCAATCGGACGTGTTCTCGGATGACTTGATATGCCCCATGCCACAGCGCATTCAGCAATATCGTCAAAGGTGATGCCGGAGCCATGTTCGTTGGCTTCCCACAATCGCTTGAAATCTTCTTTTGTATAAACCATAAATTTGAATTAAAATGTTTGACTTATTTGCAATTTTTACACTATAAAGTTAGTCATTTTCAGCGAGATAGAGAAATTTTTGAGTCTCTATTATTTGCTTCCAACTCTATTTAACATTTGCAGGTTCTACACCGGGCATGGCGGAAACCATTCAGTCAGTTCCCTTTCGTGATACCATTGCTCTCCGATTTTGTAGATGGGCAGCAAATTGATGTTTTTGCCAACCTGCGTAATCGTCACTTCCTTGTTGTTGAGGATGACTATATCGCCAACCTTGTACTTGTGGATTGTCGGTTTCATTGCTCTTTTTTGACTAACACGACATCTCCACCTATGGCAAGCGCTTTCTCAAACATTTCCGCGCACCGCTTCGGCGGAGAGTCGTAGTAATTCTTTCGTTTGTCGAACAGGCTGCAGTAAGTCTTTCCGCCTGACTTTCTCATGTCGGAATTGATACCGCACTTGCAGGCACCGCAGTATGGTGGTGTCTCATAGAATGGGCCTTTACTATTTATCGTCACTTTCATAGGTCGAATAAACTTGGCTGCAGTCGCTCCTGTTCAATTCTTTCACGCCTGGCTATCTCGGCATCAACTTTCTTCTCTGCCTCTTTGGCAAGACGCAGCTCTGTTGTGGACCTTGTGGCAAAGAACTGTGTTTGATGCTCTCTCATGTCCTTGACAAGCTGGGTAAATTCTTGCTCGTTCATGACTCGTCCTCCTCTGATTTGCGCTTGAACAAACGCTTCATGAATGAGACCAATAGATAAACAAAGGCATAGAGCCATGTGGCTAATGAAGCCAGTACAAAGAACATGATGACTGTCATGCGGACTTTCTCCAGTTGACGGTCTTCAACAAGATCGTCCCAAATGGACGCGGCCACGAAGGCGTTGATGAGAACGCCCACGGCATAGATGATGAGGAATGTTGTAATGCTCATATCAGTTTAGTGATTATCCAGTAGATGAAATAAAATCAGTCCGGCCATGATGCCGGCGATCAGCAGCACGGCAAGGCAGCGGGCATGGGGTGCGTACTTCCCGAGGAAGTCCTGCTCTTGTGGTGTCTCGTCGTAGGTGTCAATTCGCTTTTCCATCGCTATCGGGTTTGACGGTTCGCAGTTCGTGAATAGTGGCGTCGGCAAGTTGACGTGCCTTGCGTGCCATCGCCGACACCGATGAGTTGAGTTTGCCGAGCACCACGCTACGGCGTTCCTGGGCGACGAGGTAGCGGGTCAACTCCCAGCGGCGTTGCTCCCACTTCTCCTCCTCGATTTCCTCTTTCGTCTTGATGGGGTAAATCTCCATGCTCGGTGAGTCAGCCACCTGCAAACTCTTCTCTCGGGCTGTCTCTTTCACACGCTCCACGGTCTCGGGACGCGGCTCGGTTTTCTTTTTCTTCAAAAACATAGTTGTGCTGTTAGATGTTGTACTTGATGTATCGTTGCACCCTGAGGGCCAGTATGACTTCGTGTATGGACTCGGCCCTGCCCTCAAGGGAGTTGATTGTCTCGGTGATCTCTTCTGCGTTGGAGGCCACGAAATAGCCTTTGCTGTTCGATGCCAGGCAGGGGATGATGGCGTTGGTGCGGATGTGGTTCACGATGAGCCTGATCTGTCGACGGTCACACACATGGCCATGCTTCCTCACCGCCGCGGCCAAAGCGTCGCTGGACACCACTCTGGTGCCAGACGACTGGAGGATACTGACAACGAGAGGGACAAGTGTGCCCCTCTCGTAATCGTTGAGTCGCTCGCTCATGGTCACTCTATCTTTGTGCCGTCGGTCTTGTAGCCGAGGGCGGTTAGTTGCTCCTCTATCACTGCTTGTTTCTTCGCCAGTCGGGTGGTGCAGTCAGTGACCACTTGCTCAGATGCATCGCTTGCCCATTCCTTCAGCAGCATTCGTTGACACTCCTGTAGGTCGGTGTTGTATTCTACACCCGGAGTCGACAACGCATCTCGCAGGAAGTCCCGGCAGATGAGGTTCACCTCATCGGTGTGCTCTCTAACATAGTTCAGCACTTGCGGCTCTGCGCTGTAAGTGGAGTTGATTTTTAGTTTTTGTCTTAGTCCGTATGAGCACTGGCGCAGTATCAGCGTCATCAGCACCAGGCTCTCGGTGTTCGAGAGCGTCTCTGTCGGCAACTCTGTCGGCTCCATGTCTGCAAGAACGCTACGAAGTTTGGAGGCGATGCTGCTGACGTTCTTCCGCTCGTTCTCCTTGTACTCCTTGACCAGTTGCATGGCTTTTGCCTCATCGCCGTTCTCGGCGGCGACATTCTTTTTCCACTGGTAGTAGCGGACATCTATTTCCGTGCCTCTGTAGCTTGTGCTGATTACCAGGCAGCGGTAAACCTCGTTGGCCTCCAGCTTGGCTTTCAGTCGCTCGTCATTTTCTCGGTAAGCCGAGAACCGCTCAAAGAGGTCATCGACCTCGGCGACCCTGAACCCCATGCCGGCAACCTTGTCAAGTAACGGCTGGAAATCCTCGCACCTATCCATGTAGTAACTGGTGCACTCTTTCAGTACGATTGTCTTTCCCGCCTCAAGGTCTTCACCCTCCTTGACGAGGACATCGGCGTTGTCGGTTATCATCTGCAAGAGCCATGAGGCACGTTTGTTGTTCCACCGCTCTCGGTTGGTGCAGGTGGCATCGTGAGGCTTCATTTCGTAGAACAGACACCCAACGTTGGCGTCGTTGAATGGACATTTCTCGCAAGTGCTGCCGCATGAGCCGGAGAAGTCGCGCTCCCAAATGGCGTTCTCAATGCGCATGAACAGGTCATTGGTGTAATCTATGGCATCCTGCTTGGTGATTGGATCGTTCTCCTGAACAGCTGTATCCTCCATGTATTCGAAGAACTGCTGTTGCTCGTCCTCGGTGAGCTTGCAGACGTGCATCGCCGCACCGATGGACATCCACTCTTTGGTGACCCATTGCTTGAGTTCGGGCAAAAGGTTGTCGAGTTTGATGCGTTCCTGGATAAACCGCTTGGACTTGCCGAAGCGCAAGGCGATTTCCTCAATGCTCTTTCCTGTCTTGACGAGCTGTCCGAAAGCGAAAGCCTCCTCAATCGGGTCAACGTCCTTGCGCTGGAGGTTCTCGGTTATCATCGCGTCCAGTGCTTCCTCATCAGTCATCACCCTCACGATGCAGGGGATTGTATCTTCTTCAAGCATTGATACGGCACGGTAACGGCGTTCGCCGCATACAATCTCAAATTCACCACCCAGAGGGTTGGTATCGTCCGCTTCAATGGGACGCACGGTAATTGGTTGGAGCAAGCCTTGCTGTTTGATGTTGTTGGAAAGGTCTTGCAGGTCTCCCTCATCGATAGTTTTTCTTGGATTGAGGGGGCTGGTGTGTATTCTTACCAGCGGAATGTTCTTTACTTCCATTGTTTTTGGCGAATTAAAATGTTTGACTTGTGGTGCTGATTGTTCAACACTTGATGTTGAGGACTGGTCCTCAGTGATACCCCGCTTGACGAGTTTCTTGGTCAGCTTGGGGTCTTCCAGTTGGTCGCACATGGCGACGCGCTTGCCTGCACGGACAAGTTTCGGCAGGTAGTTGTTAAGCGAATGGTGAGGGAAACCGGCCATCTTGGTGTTTCCCTTTTTCGTGAGAGTAATGCCAAGCTCTTTGGCGACGATTTCCGCATCTTCCTCATAGGACTCATAGAAGTCACCCACTCGGAAGAGCAGAACCGTGTCGGGATGCTTGGCTTTCATCTGCTCGAACTGCTTTTTTAATTTTTGGTTCATATTCAGTGAATTAAATGTTTGACTTGTAGCGTTTTGCATTGCAAAGTTAAGCATCGTTGGGCGTTAAGCGGTTCTGATTTTCGCCGTTTTTTCGTCCGACCAACTCTATTTAACTTTTTGTGGCGTAAGCACTTGGCTGTTTAACGTAGGCTGTCACCCTCAAACTCGATGAAGTTGAACATTTCCTTGCAGCGGTCGGCCACATAGTCGCCGTAGCGCGGTTCGATGTCTTCGAGACTCATGTTCGTGGTGATGTGGGTGACGCTCGTGCGGCGGTGGTCGTAGCGCAGTTGTAGCACGAACTGCAACACGTTCATCTTGGTGCCGTAGTTGCTGGCCGGGTTCGGTTCTCGCCCAAACTCGTCGATTACCAGGTTGACGTCGCGGTCGGTGTACTGGATCAGCGCAGGCTGCCCCTCGGCGGCATAGATGTTGGCGAGTTCGCTGGCGGTCTTCCACCACGCTTTGAGCCGGTAGTCGCCTCTCATGTGCTCGTGTCGGGCGGCAACGCTGTTCATGTACTGTCTCATGGCGAGCAATGTCATTGACTTTCCACGCCCGAGTGGGCCATAGAGGAAGAACCCTTTATCGTAGTCCAGGCCGAGCACGTTGATGTTGTCTCGTCTCCAAATCCACGCGAAAATGGAATTGAGAACCCGTCTGTCGGCTTTGGCGATGTCGAACTTCGGCTCTACCTTTAGCAGGCACGAGCGGAAGATTTGTGACTCGATGTTGAAGTCAACCACCGGCCTTGATGACTTTGAACCCTGTGACGGTGTTTTTGGGATTGCTCCCAGTACTTGGTTGATTGTTTGTTCGTCCATTATTTTCTTTTAGCTCAAAAAGACCCGCCCAATTATTACCGATAGATTGCTCAACAATCGCCATCGCTATCTGCGGGTCTCCATGAGATAGCTTCACGAGCTTGTTGTAACAAATTTTGAGTGCTTTTTCACTTTTATAGGTTTGCCTTTTCTCGTGCTTATATTGCAACCACAATTCAAAGGCCTCAGCAAATGCCGGATCAACAACAAAATTTTGTTCTGACTGATTTCCCCCACGGGGGGTTTGGGGGGTATTTATTTTATTTCTTTTTTTCTTTATTTTTTTAATTGTGTCCAAAATGGTGTCCAATTCGGTGTCCGAAATGGTGTCCAATTCGGTGTCCGTTACTCGCCATGGCTCGTGCTGATATTTATCATAATTACAGATAGTTATGATAGCCTTTTTGCTGTCCACTACTTCACGAATTATCATGTTATCATTTTCGAGCTTTTTTAGAAAACTTATCACAGTCTTTCGGTCGAGGGTTTTCCGGTTCAAAAGCCACCGCTTTGTCAAGAACGCTACGCTGGCCTCAAGCTGCCCTCTCTTGATTGTAATGCCATCGCTCTCGGTGTCTTGATATTTAGCCATCCACAACATATCTACCCACCAATGGAAGTAGTCGTTGTTTTCGGCTATCCAATGGTTCTCAAGCTGGCGATGTAATCTAATGTAACCGCCCACCATAGTTCAAGTCTCTAAAATGCGGATGCCCCAGACGTGCAGCATCAACTTGCGACGCAGCACATAATCGGCTTCCTTGCGGGTTATTTCACTCTTAACGTCCTCAACGACCTCGTTGCCGTCCTTGTCGCGGTAAACGAAGTCGGCGGTATAAACGGCGTTCTGCTCGATGCATACATCCTTATACACCGGCTCGGTGTTGCGCATCTTGAAGGCAGCAGACAACTGGAGACCATGTGCACGGCAGTAGGCCCATGCAGCCTTCTGCGTGGCGAAATGCACATTCTCCACTATCCAGTCGTTGATGACCTTGTCCTTGATGTAGGTGCGCTCGTACTTGGCAGGTATCAACTCAAACTCCACCTGACGGCGAAGCTCACTAATTTCACCGGCTCGTTGCAGGATCTGCAACTCCAGCCATCGGTCGTACTCCTTCTTGGAGTCGTATTTCTCGACAGTCGCAAAGTCAATCCCATGCTCATCGCAGTAGAACTTCGCATCATGCTCGGTGCGGAAGCGGTGAGTCGTGCCGGGAATGACGTACAACTTTTGGTTGCCGAACTTAAATCGTTTCCAACTCATTTGGTTATCATTATGTTGGTTAATTGTTTTCCGTTACTCGTAATAATCCAGCCGCCACGCTCGTCGTGGTCCAGCCACAAGTCCTCGACCTTGCCGAACTTGGTGACCGACCCGCAGAGGTCAACCACCCAGCCGTTCTTGCCGGGGTAGGGTCTAATCGCTCTGCCCACCATCTGGTAGTAGAGGGCGAGCGACATCGTAGGTCTCGCCAAAATGATTGTGTCAAGCGCGGGGTGGTCGAAGCCGGTAGTGAGAACGCCCACATTGGCGACCACTTCCGTTTCGCCACTCTTGAACCGCTCAAGTATGGCCTCACGCTCTTTCTTTGGCGTGCTGCCACTCACTACCTCGCAGAAGCCCATCAAGTCGTCAGCGAGGCGTTCTGCGTCCTCGACGAAGCGCACGAACACGAGGATGCCGTGACGCACGCTGCCGTCCTTCGGGCGCATGACACGTTTGACGATGTTGAGGGTGTACTCGTAGAAGCCCACACGCTGAAATTCTTTGAAAAGCGATAAATCATCGTAGTCCGCACCCGTGGAATTGAGTTTCACGTTGTCCAGTTCCAGCGCGTTCATGTCAAAGTACCTCAAATTGGCCAAATAGCCGGCATCTAGCAGCGTCTTTATCTGGCAATGATAAAGTACTTGGTCGAAGATGCGAGGACGAGTCCTCGTCAAAAATTTGAGGATTGAGCCATATTTCTTCCACTTGCTGTTTATGGTCTTGGGGTCGATTGTCTGACTCAGCCTGTAAGGTGTGGCGGTTAGCCCAATCACCTGACGGCCATCGACACGCTCGATGAACTCCTTGTACTGACCCTCACGAGGATTGACCAGGTGACACTCGTCAATGAGGATCTTGTGGAACTCGTCGAATTTGTCTATGTGGTTCATCAATGAGCCGATAGTTGCGAAAGTGATGCGGTTGATCTCCTTGCGGTTGAGGCTGGCCGAATAGATTGAGCAGTCCCATGCGCCGTAACTCACCAGCTTGGCAAAGTTCTGCTCAAGGATTTCTTTGCTCGGCTGCAGCACAATCAGTGGCTCGTCAATCTTGCTGGCGATGTCGGCAATCACAAGCGACTTGCCGGCACCTGTCGGGAGAATGAGCAGCCCGTTGTGCTTTGCGGTTGTCTTGTCGCTGAAGAACTTGACGGCCGCGTCGCTTGCTTCTTGCTGATATGGTCTCAGTGTGTATTGCATAAGTGAAAACCACCGCCGCCAGCGAGAACGGCGGTGGAATATGAACGTCGAAAGTTACTATAAAATCACTCGGCTTCGGCTCGCTCCTCGGCCTTTCTTATGGCTATCACTTTGCGAACTTCCTCATGCAGTGCGGCGTACTTCTTGGCAATGCCGATACGCGCCTGGCGGAACTCACGTTGCTTGGTCTCCAACTCGGTGTTACGCGCCTTGCGCCCGGCGTTATATTTGGCCTTGATGTCGTGCAGCGTAGTGTGGAACTTCTCGTTGAGGGTACGGCGCTGGCTGCGCAGCTCGGCTCGCTTGTCCATCGTGTCGGCAATCTGCTTACGCAGGTCTTCCAGTTCGTCGGGGCTGTCGCAGAACTTGCGCTTGTCCATCAGTGTGCCGATGAGCATACCGAACTTATTGTAGGCGTCTTCCAGCGCTTGGGTGTTGAGCTGGTATTCATCGAGAAGTTTGTTACGCTGCAACTCGTAGTCACTCTCGGCGGCTTCGCTCTCGTTGTGGAACTTGGCTTGCAGGGCCAAATACTCGGTTCGCAATGCCTCTTGCTCGGTGAGGCGATCCGTGTCAAGCAGCGTGTTCTGTTTGCGCAACTCGGCAAGGGTCATACCCATTAAGTCTTTTTCTTGCATAGTGCTGTTGGTTTTGGTGAATAAAATATTTGACTTGAAGCCTTTCGGCAGTAGTCGGGGTTGGAGTCGAACCAACGATTTGCGGAATTAGGTTTCCGCAGCTCCTTACCCACGGAGTTGCCCGACTTTATGCCCCTGGAGTGGACAGAGGCAACAACAATTAACTTAAAAGACGTGCAAAGAAACTTCAGCCAGTATCTACCACGGTGACCAGTGTGGACGTACCCCGCTCGACTTGGCTCAAGCCATGAAAACACAATCTACAACCCTTTCATGCTGTTCTCTATGTGCTATGAGTATAGTTCTTTGAAATCTTTGTACATTTCGTCGTCAGGCAACGGCACGGTGGCACCATGCTCGGTGGCCATGTACGACTGTATCTTGTTCATGAAGTCGGTCATCTGTCGCTTGGTGAGTTTCGAGGTCTCCACCCACTTGTCGATGACCTGACCATTGGGCAGCACGACCGGGTAGCGGAACATCTCGCAGAACAGGTCGTGCACGTTGTCTTTGTTCCATTGATCGTCGCCGTAGGTCTTGTTGAAGAAGTTTGCGATGTCGGCACACCACAGCCAAAATAACGCATTTTGGTTGACGGTGCGCGGTTGCTTCTTCTCCCACTGGGCTCTCGGCTCGATGGTGGCCACATAGTCGCCGTTCGGCAGGAACCCGCACACAGCATCGAGTGTGCGCTGGTCGGTGACGTGGCCGTTCTCTTTATGCAGGTGGACTATCATTGCTCATTTGATTACTTCCAAAAGCAGGCCGTAGTAGATATAGTTGCGCTGCTCGACTACGGCATCTTCGGGATACCACTTTCTATTTCTCTTGAAGTCCTCAAAACATTCTGGACACAGCCAGCGGTTGATGACCGCAATATAGAAGCCCGTCTCGGGTCGCTTCATGCACATGTCGCATATACCAGGCGACCCGACGGCTTGCTTCATTTCTTTGGCTGACGCCTTGATGATTTTGAACTTGCCAAACTCAACAACCTTTGCCATAATCAATAAGGCATGTCATTTAGTTCTTGGGGCTCCATCGACGGCGGATAAGGATAACCGCCATGCCGTTGCTGATAGTTCTGCTGGTTAGCGAATGGCACGTTAGGGTTCTGCTCCTGTGGCTTGCCGCCGAGCAGTTCCAGGTTGTCGAGGTAAATCTCGGTGACGGTGCGCTCGGTGTTGTCGCGGGCGGTGTACTTGCGAGTCCTCAACTTGCCTTCGATGTAGAGTTTGGTGCCCTTGCGGACGTAACGCTCAATGACACCCACGATGCTGCCGTTGGCGACTATGCTGTGCCACTCGGTGCGCTCAGGCACTTGTGTGCCGTCACGCTTGGTGTAACCCTTGTCGGTTGTTGCGAGGCGGAAGGTGGCGAACTTGCCGCCGGCGCTCTCTCGGATTTCGGGGTCGCTGCCCACGTTGCCGAGCAAAATAACTTTGTTTACGCTCATGATTATTTCAGTTTTTGAGTGAATGAGCCCTTTCGGGTGGTTGTTTTAAGATATTGTTCGTAGAGGTCGGGATGGTCGGCTTGGAACGCCTTGGAGTCGAATGTGGTCGTTTCGCTCGGTTTCCCGATGGTGGCCGTGAACTCGGGGCACTCCCACTTGGAGACACCAGCGGACTCCATGAGTTCACGCAATTTCTCTTTCATCGCTTTTGCGGCTTTCTCGGCCCGCAGCAGGGTGGTGATAGCGCTTACCACGTCCACAGGAACGGCGAGTGCGTCGGTAGTGGTCGCCACTGGCTTGACTTCCTCGACCTTTGCGGCGAACACCTGCATCTCGGGGTTGTAGTAGGTGAAGCCTCCCCATTCTTGCTTGATGATTTCGGTGGAGAGCAGTTTCTGCACCAACTCATTGGGTTTGCGCTCAATGCGCCACAGCTCGCCAGCACCTTTTCGCATCCAGTTGCCGATAAGCCCCTTGACCTTCCAACTGGTCTGCCATTCAAACATGAAGGCGTAACAACTCAGTTGCCAGGAGAGGTACTCTTTCAACCCCTCTGCACCACCGGGATAGTAGTCGAGGTTGTTGGTCTTGTGGTCAACAAGGTAGATGCCACCTTCCTTATCGCACCAAATGCAGTCAATCTGCGAGGCGAAATTGCCGTAACTCACGGTGAACTCGCTCGCAATGGTCTTGCAGGCACGAGGCTTCGCTTTGCGGTAGTAGGCGAGTTCGGCGCTCACATCCTGTGCGGGCAATATGCCGGCGGTGGGATGCTCCTTCTCGGGGAACTGGGTCAACTCAATGCCCAACTCGTCCCATGCCTGTATCGCCTTGTGGACGCAGGTGCCGTAATACCCGGCTTTTGGGATCTGCACCTTTTTCACATAATCGCTTGCGTCGGGATAGACACCGAGCAGCAGCACTGCGTGGATTAACCCTGTGATGCCCGAAAGTTCGGCATCGCCACGGAGGTAGCGGTGAGTCTCCTCGTTGAACACTACCTCCGACTGCGTTAAGTCAGCTCTTGTTATCATGTCGTAAAACTTATTGGGGTTTCGGGAACTGCTGTGCCATCTCTTGGAGGGCGTTCATGAACGCTGAACCTTGTTCGGTGGGTACGACCTTGCTCCAAGTGCGCCAGCACGCCTCCAGTTCCTCACGGCTCTTGACGGCCTTGATTTCGGCGACGGCTTGGTCAATCTTGGCTTGCAGTTCGTTCTTGGCTTGTGCAGCCTCCTCCTCGGGAAGGTCTTCGCCGGCGTAGATGTAGAGGCCGAGACCGAACATTGCGATGTTCTTGGCGAGGCAGCGCATGATTGCCTTGTTGACATCGAACATGGTCGCTGCCTCCACCTCTTTCTCGCCGTAGCGTGTCTTGTAGGAGTAGGGAGCGGATTTCATTGACTTGTTGCTGCTGTTCATCACAGGCAACCACATGGTGATCGTCTCGCCGCTGATAGTGACCGAAGTCTCGACCATGATGCCGAGTTGGTCATCGTTGAGGTAGGGCTTGTCGCCCCAGTGCCTCACCTCGTAACTTGCATCGGGAAAATGCTGCTTGACTTGGCCCCATGCCCATACCCATGAGAGGTAGGTCAGGAACTTTTCACTGCCGTCGGGGTTCTTCTCGCCGGTTTTCTTCTTTTCAACGTGCTCATTCACGTTGATTGCGTTGAGTATCTCGAAGACACTCTTCTTTACTTTGGTTTCTGCCATAGTAGATGAAATTAAAAATGTTTGACTTATAGTTATTTGTAATTTTTGAATTACACTGTAAAGGTAGCGTTTTTTGGCAATAGACGCAAACAGATTAAGCTCTATTTTTGTCGCACCAACGCTATTTAACGAATTAGTCAAGGTGTGTCAAGGCAATAGAAAAAAGAGTGCCGCTGCCGTCACGGAAACGGCACTCACAACTAATTAACCTTTCTAATACCATTAACAATAAACCTTAAAAACTAATACCATGAAGTAGATTGCGGCTCACCCCGGCGCGAACCGGGCAGGGACGTGAAAGTTTGCGGTCAGAGGCGGAACGCTTCACAGCGGCAAGCCCCTTGTGATAGATAAAAAACCGTCCCCGGCTCTCATGAGCGAGAGCCATACATTCAGTTCTTCTCGTCCTCCTTGCGCCACTCCTCAAGCGTGTTCCAAATGATGTTCACGATCCACAGGGCACCGGCACACCAAATGAACCAAAGGAAATAGGTTGAGAGGGGTGCGTCATCGGTCGGCGTGAAGAACACCGATAAAAATAAGACGCTTGCCAAGATTGAAAGAAATGTTTTCATTGCTTTGATGAATTAAATGTTTGACTTGTGTGACTACCTTGCAGGCTTGCAATGCTGCAAGACCTGGGAGAGGTTGAACCTCCATTTTCCGTTCTGCGCATTCACCTTGCCGGCACATTCGATTGCACCTGACTGGTGAAGGCGCTCTAAAGTACGTTCACCGCCCACGATGCGGGCGGCCTTCGTTTTGCCTATCGTCATCGTCGAGGTCACTGCGAGGATGTTCCCGAGCAACCGATTTTCGATTGCCTGCCGTTCCATCACGCAATTCTCTTGACGATGACTGTACCTTCTTCTTTGTCGGTGAGAGTTGACCACCGACAGCCTGCTTTACGCTCTGGCATGAGGTGGTTATAGAGTGCCACCCTAATGTAAGGCGTCTTCTCGATAGGGAACTGCACTTCGTCCCCGATGTTCATCTCACGGATAGTTCCGACGATGTTGTCATGTGCGATTGTTGTTGCCATTTATAATTATGTGTTGATGAATATTCGGTTTGCCGTGAGGCAGGGCATTGCCCCACGGCGGTTGAAGTCTTGTCGGTCGGAAATCTTTCGTAACTTTGCAGTCGCTAACAAATCAAAATTGAAAAATCATGGACTTAAAGACTTTCGTGAAGGAGACCCTCACGCAGATTGCGGAGGGCGTGAATGAGGCAAAACCTATTGTTCAAAATGCTGGTTGCTATATCATTGATAGAGTCCCAAATTCTATTGGTTCCAACATACCCAATGCTAATGGACCTGACAACAAATTGCATCCAGTGAGCAAGATTGATTTCGATGTCGCAATCTGTATTGACGAGGAACAAGCAGCAAAAGGCGGTGCTTTTCTTGCAGTGGCTTCATTGGTAGGTGGTATGAATAAAGAGAAAAAGAATAGTAATTCAGTGTTTAACCATGTCGTTTTCTCTATATATATGTCCGTGCAATGAGAACTGCGTAATACTGGGACAATCGGTATCTCGGCACTCTTTGACTGGTATCTCGATTTTCCTGAAAAGTAGTATTCCGAGAAAATAAATTCGCTTTTCATAGATGCCGCTTTTGCTTCCAGCGCTATAGTATCGTATTACCTTTATCATAATTAAGTTGTCTTGGTAAGGGCGGAGGCGGCAGGATTCGAACCTGCGCGGCGATGTTAGTCGCCCTGGCGCGTTAGCAGTGCGCTCCCTTAACCAACTTGGGTACACCTCCATGTGTGGGCATTTTGTGTCAATGGGGCCCACGGACCATTTCTAAAAGCCATTACGCATTGCTGCGCATTTGACAGATGGCGGACACATAAAATTATATGAGCAGTCTAAGCGGTTTGCGTCCTTTCCCGCCCACGCCTCCGTGGGGTCTTTATGCGGTACTCATCCGGTCGCATAGACATTTATCATTTCGTTAATCACTCGTGAGGTCTTGTCTGCAGCCTCATTTTCTGCACCCGGCTTGGCAGGCCGGGAATTTCGCTCGCATGATTTGTCGCTGGCGCGGATGTCACTCTTATTGCCTTACTGCTCCCCTTTGCTCTGCATCACTGCGGCGGAAGGCTCTCGGCATGGCGTTACTCTCATGCTCGCTCATCGCTTGACTTGCCGGCGTGCTGCCGGTAGTATCAGCGGAAAATCAGTACGTCAAGGAACTCTGCTGCTACCCTTGCGGGTCTTGCTTTGGTCCGCCGGTTGGATTTGCACCAACGGCCTCCGTGGAGCATCACGGCGCTCTCCTGTCTGAGCTACGGCGGAAATTGTGGTTTTGGCTGCTTCTGACTTTCCGTTTCACTCCTCGCCAGTGCGAGGCTTAAACATAAGGTCAGCCCATTCCTCGATGAATTGCATACCTGCGTAGGATGCGAGTTCACGAGTTCTGAAGGCAAGCCGAGAGCCGACGCTGGTGTGCGAGCTCGAAGCATCGTGATGCGCGTAGCAGTACACGAAGCCGTGGCTCGAGCTCGTGTAGCTGCCGGAGCGAAGAACACAACGCCCTTTTTCCTCATCGTCTAACTCGTCGTACTGTTCCTTGGTGTAGAGATAGAACCAAGGATGGTAACGGCGTTCGCCTTTCTCGAACTTAGGTTCCCAGCCCTCATTGAGGGCAGCAACGATGATACGGAGTTTGAGGTAGGCATAGAGGTCGTCTAAAATAATATTGCCATCTGCTACTTTCAAGTATTCTTTTACAAGCGGATGCTCATCACCAAGTGCATTGCAAGCATCCGTAAACGTCTTGATACGTTCGGTTACTGGACGGTTATCTACTTTCTGCTCGTCAACGAGTGTAAGAACACCGTTAATCCACTCGGCACGTTTGCCGTCGGGAACAGAGATAGCTTGGAGAATTTTACTCATGATTACTGTGCTTTAGAGGATTGTGGTGGACTGATGTTATAAATTCTCAACCATTGCGTCTAAGAGTTCTTTGGCGGAAATGTAACTGTTGATGGGAATGGAGCGGACGATTTTCTTCAAGGCGGTTACCTTATCTTCCTCTTGTCTCCAGTAGTTGCGGAGTCGGGCGGCTCGCCCTATCTTCTCTTCCAACTCCTTCTCGAGAGTAGAAACCTTTTCCCTCAGCGAATCACGCTCAGCGATTAGGTTGAGGTTGCTCTCTTGCAGGTCGTTCAACTCCTTTGCGGAGATTTCGACCATGTTCTCGTTCTCGGTGGCGGTCTTGTCGATGACTTTTGCCTCGTTGTTGTTTTCGTTAGCCATAGTTGTAAATCTTTTTAAGTTTTTGATTGAAAATAGTTTGCGGTATCAAAATTTTGTTGTAATTTTGCGTTGTGATAGATAGATAGTGCAAAGATATATCCATTTGGCTAAATTGCAAAACCAAATGGCTATTTTTGGCCGATATTTATGATTTATTAACATTTCACCTGCTTTTAGGTGGCTAAAAAGTTTGCGGTATGATTGAACAAAGATTAAAAGCGGTCATCGCTTATAGTGGATTGAACGACTCGTCGTTCGCCAAGAAAATTGGTGTGCAGCAGATGACGCTTTGGCGTCAAATCAACGGCGCACGCAAAATTAGCCTCGAAACAATTATGGCTGTGGCAAACGCCTTCCCCGAAATTGATGCCAATTGGCTATTGCGTGGGATCGGCAGTATGTTAGCCGACAACGATGCACAGGAGAAACGTCTTGACAATCTCATTGACGTTATATCAATGCAGCAGGAAACCATCAAGAACCTCCAAGAGAAAATCAAATCACTTCAAAACTCATAAATCATGAAAGTATTAGCATTTATCATGGTGCTGCTGCCCATGCTGGCGGCAGCTCAAACATTCACTTTGACGCCACAAGGGTTCGTCAACGCTGATGAACAGACAAAGACTTATGTGGTGGTGGAAATGCCAGGAACGCAGGCAGAGCTCTACGCAAAGGCTAAGACAGCTGTCACATCCATGTGGAACTCACCAAAGGATGCAATGTCCTACAATGAGCCCGACATCATCGTAGTTAATGGATACTCAAAAAATGCGGCGCACTTCAAAAAATGGGGACGTGACAACATCTTCGGAATGGTATATAGACTGCAAATTCAGTTCAAGGACGGTCGCATAAGAATTGACGCACCGGTAATAGGAAGTCTTGACTACGCAGGCGGACCAGGCACCATGCTCATTGAAGCCGGTGACAACTCCACTTCTCAACACATCACAAGAGCATTTGAGAAAAATGGTAAGGTGCGGTTCCCTGACTTCAACAAGAACGTGGAAGACTATTTTAACGGGCTCGTGGCCACACTCATCGACAAGATGAAGAACGGTGTTTCCAACGACGAGGACTGGTAAAACCATCAAAAAATTGCCGAATTATTGTCGGGGAAGTTTTCGCAATCATCTCGCCCCGGCAATATTCGGCACGCTACCAGCAAGTTACACGGCTACCCCTTGCACATTACGCAAAATTGCACTAAGTAGAGTGATAAATATCGACTTATTTGCCTAAATACTTGTAAGTAGCGAACTTTTAGCGACTTAATCAGTAGATTAAATGGGAAACAACTCCAAATTTGGGGCTGAACTGATTGCCCAAAAATTGCCGATTTGGCGTTTTTGTTTCCCGATAATTGTCGTAAAATTGTCGTAAAATTATGGCTACACTTTCATTGACAGTAGTGCCCGGCAAGGCACTCAAGGACGGAAGACACAAAGTCCGTATCGCGGTGGCTCACCGCTCACAGACCCGCTACATCCTCACCGATGTCATCATCAACTCCACCAAAGAGTGGAAAAACGGCAAGATCGTCAAGCGTGACGATGCCACTTACCTCAACACGAAGCTGCTCCAGCGTATGCAGGAGGTACAGCGCATCATCGACGAGACTCCATACACTGAGGGAATGACCTGCGCCGAGCTGGTTGCCACAATCCTGCACACGCGGGCCAAGAAGACGCACACGCTGCGGTCGGCTTTCGAGGAGATGCTGGAGGTGTCAACAGCAAAGGACACCACCAAAGAACGCTACCGCACGCAGTTCAAGTCCATCACGTCGGTTATCCCCGAAACAACGTTCATGTCACATCTCACTCCACTCATGGTCCAACGCTTCATGAAGAAACGTGGAGCCGAGATTGCACCCATCACTCTGCAGACGCAGGTGACACTGTTCTCTCAGATCGTCAAGTTCTGCCAAATGAACGGTTACACCGATTTCCGCATACCGCCAACACAGGGCTGCTACCAGCGAGTAGTTGCCGTGAGGCAGAACTGGCTTACTCCCGACCAGGTGAGGTTCATTCGCGACAACAAGACGAACCGCAGAGGCTATAACAAGTTCCGTGACCTGTTCATGCTGTCCTACTACCTCGGCGGCATCAACCTCATAGACCTTGCTCACATCAACTTCAACGTGTGTGCAGATACGCTGCACTACGTCCGCACGAAGACAGAACGAAAGACAAAGGTCAATCCTTATGTAGAGTTTGAGATACCATCAGAGGCGAAGCCCATTATCGACAAGTACAAGGGGGAGGACGGCAAGTTGAAGATGTATAAGGCGGCAGACATACACCAGTGCCACTCAATGGTCCGCACGGTGCGTTCCTATCGTGATGACTATGGACTGCCGGGGCTTACGTTCTACTCGGCTCGCAAGTCTTTTGCACAGCACGCCTTTGCCCTGGGCGAGAGTGAGAGTGTGATTGACTATGTTCTTGGTCACTCACTGGGCGGTGGACACAACAAGATGCTGTTTGCCTACATCAAGGTCACGCCTGAAATGGCTACCGCATGCGTGAGAAAAGTGTGCGACTTTATCGCTTCAACGAGAAATTTTTAGTACCTTTGCAGCGCATTTGGTTCATCTGCAAAGGTGAATTAAAATGTTTGACTTGTGTGACACCTGGCCGTGATGGTTCGGTGTCACTATTTTTTAACAAGTTGCCGGCTATATGTTACCTTTTTACGAAAAAAGTAACACAAGGGCGAACCTTATGTTACTTTCTCGGTAATATTAGGTGTAACGCAAGAATACCTAAGTGCTGTTGAAAATGCGTTGCGCCCCTGCTTTTGCCCGGCAGGGGCTTTTTGTGTGAAACTACCCCGACTTTCGCAAGCCAGGGCAGAGCGTTAACCTAAAAATTCATCTTATGAAAAAGATCTACACAGTGCTCATGATTATATAAATCGCCTCACAAGGGCAAACAATGGTTTCCGGAATACTACTCCAACCCCAACGACAGACGCGCCCAGGAGCCACCAAAATGCGTCCAGACGGAATTTTTCCCATGGGGTGAGTTGCTTCTCAACAGGAACAGGCACTTTGACCTCCCTGTTGCGGTAGATGACCTGTGTTTTGGTCTCCACTGGCTTCTCGAACGGTACCGGCACACTCTGCGGCTTGCTCTCCAGCTTGTGCGACAACGTGCCGTCTTTTTTGATGGCGACATGGCTGATTGCCCAGTCGTTCTCCAGCACGCTTGCACTGTCTTTCGTCACGATCTGCGCCGTCTGCACCGGCACATCGAAGTACAACGTGTCATGGACGAAGTGAATGCTGTCGTGAGTCTCGATGAGGGTGACTTCACGGACAATCTCTTTCGGTGACTTGCACCCCACCAGCAACAGGAATGCGCCGAGGAAGAGTGCAATAACGAGGGTAAAACAACCTCCGGCGAGGATGGCCTTCGCCTCTGCCCTCTCATCTGGCGTTAACTCTCTGCGCTCTTTCATGACAGTCGCTTTTTGAAATCCTCCCACTTGTCGCTATTGTTGCGCTGGCTGGTTCTGCGCCCGTCGGTTGTGTAGATGAAGCCAGTGTTCCAGCCGATGATGCCGGGGCAGAGTTTGCCGGTTATGTTGAAGTGGCGCACCACTCGCTCAATGGGAATGTTGTACTTCCTCATCAGTATCTTTGCGAGGCGTGCGGCGTTGGCAAGCGCAGCCTCGGTGAATTCCCACCCCTCATGGTTGGGCACGGCTGCCGTGCCTTTCCTCAACGTGGAGCAAATCTCGATGGAGATTGTGTTGCGGTTGGTGGCGTCGGCGATGCAGGTAGCCCCTTTCTTGTCGCCTACCGCCCAGCAGTAGTAATTGTCCAAATCGGGATTGAACTGCACCATTTCGGCATCGTCCACGGCGAAATCGGCACTCGCCTTGCGGTTCTCGAAGACGTGCTTGACGGCTCTCGCCCTGCCCGGTGCCGACGAGCTACCGGCGGTGTAGTGAATGGCGAGGTACTTGATGGAGCGATCCGACAACTTACTCACATGGACGCTCAACGGCAGGTACACCACGCTCGGGTCAACGCATTTGGAATTTGCGGTTTTTGCAATTTCCAGCGCGTTCCACGTCTTGGCTCCCACGATGCCGTCGGCGACCAAACCTTTTCCTTTTTGGAAAGACCTCACCGCCGCCTCGGTCTTCGGGCCGAACACGCCATCGGCGGTAATGCCTAACGCTTTCTGCAAGGCAACGACATCGTCGCCCTTACTGCCTAACTTAACGGTCTTCATTGTTCTCGTCTTTTAACTCGGTTAAATCAATATCGAAATGCCGGGCGGTCTTGTCAACCATGATTTTCTGCAACCACCGCCAAAACTTGCTGTCGGCTTCGTCTCGGCAACTGCTCTCGTTCTCCATGATTGACCATGCCTGCTCGAAGCATATCACACCTGTCACGATATACGATAAGGGTATCTCCACATGGATGAACACCCAATGCTCGACAAGATAAGCCAGCAAGATGAGCATCAAGCGCTTCGGGATTGTCGTTGTGATGACTTTCCCGAATGCAAAGGATGTGAACTTGGCTTTCTCACGCGTTGTCTTCTCGGGGTACTTCTTTTTGACTCGCTTGTCAAGGCAATAGGCCGTGTAAGCGTCGTACACAATGAAGATGATCGCCACAATGATGAGAGGGAACGTCGGGTGGAACTCGCCCACAAGCCAGCCGAGCCAGCCGCCGATGGCGACGAATGCGGCCTTCCAAAAATTAACAAAGTCTGTCATAGTCGTATAGTGTTAGTTGTTGTGTCGTTATTATTCCAACAAAAGTAATAACTATAATGGACAACTTTGGAGATGCCTGAATTCTTGAACAGGCTTTTTCGACGCAAAAACAACGAAAAGGGCTGAAATTGCGCTAATTGTGATTTTTATCAATCCACTTCTCGTATCTTTGCGCCAAAAAAATGGAACTCAACGAACTATTGAACGAGATTACGAAGAATCTGCAAGGTCATGTTGCAGTAGTGCAGATATTTGTGGACGGTGAGGTGCATGTGCGCCGTGTCGGTGATGCTAATAGGCTCATCGACAACCCGAGCCTCATACCACCGTCCTCTACCCTCTCATTTCTTGAATGGATGGCGAAACAGATTGACGAGGCGAACGTTACCAACGGAACAAAGTCTAATCATCGCAACTGCCTCAAGCACCTCGCTGCATTCCGTGAGGACATCACCTTTGCAGACCTTGATTATCGGCTCGTGTGCGCCTTCGACCGCTATCTGCGAGCGCTTAAACTTTCGGTCAACACCATTGCCAAACTCATGAAGGTGTGGCACCGGTACATCAACATCGCAATCAGCGAGGATTTGCTTATTGCAGACCCTTTTCGCAAGTACACGATCCATCGTGAGCAGACACACAAGAATACACTCAGCGAACGAGAACTCATGCGAGTGGAGAAGAATGTGGAAGCATTGCCCGTCAACGAGCGCAATGTGGTGCGAGCCTTCCTGTTCTCGTGCTATACTGGTTTGCGTTACTCCGACCTATGCCGAGTGAAAGGAAGCGATGTGAAATCGCTTGGAAAGCAGAAATGGCTCATCCTAAAGACGCAGAAGACCGGTGCCGAGGTTCATGTTCCTCTCTCGGTCTCCTTCGGTGGCAAAGGTGTAAGCATGGTCGAGAACCAGGGAGCGTTGTTTCATCTGCCGAATAATGCAAGGTGCAATGTGCTGCTCAAGCGAGCAATGAAACGGCTGCATGTGCGAAAACGGCTGTCGATGCACTGCGGTCGTGTCACTTGTGCAACCATCTGCCTATTGCGAGGTGTGCCGTTGTCCACCATTCAGCATGTGCTGGGGCACAAGTCTATCAATACGACTGCTTCGGTCTATGCTCAGGTCCTCGACAACACCATATCAAGGACGATGCGCCGTGCATGGAGGGCGTAATTCCCTCGGAACTAAGTTTAGGTACAATCGGGTCATAACAAAGGTAAAGGAATTGCATTACTTTACCGGATTGACATCTATAGCAGATTCTGCGTTCAGAGAGTGCTCAAACCTGTCTGAAGTAGATATCCCAGACTTTATAAAGTCCATTGAACGAATGGCATTCCAATCGAATAACTTGGCTAACGTGGTGCTTCCTGCATCAGTGGCATCTCTCGGTGACTCAAGTTTTAGGAGAAATGACAATACCAGGGTAATCATGCAGACATGCACGTTGCTGAGGAACTCTGTAGTTACTATATTCGGAAATACATTTTCAGGTCAAACAACCACGCAATTTTACGTCCCGTCAGAATTGGTGGATTCTTACAAGGCAGCCACCAACTGGAGTAGTCTTGCCAGCAGAATACATGCCATTGAGGACTAGTCCGGGAGCTCGCTGATCGGGAAAATGTTGTTCACGGCAGTCGACCATCGGCTATCGGCTTTGTATGCGTCAACGAGGTCATCGGGCACATAGAAATAGTTGTTACCACCAGCGCTATTGCCACTTCCGAAAGGCTGAACCTCAGGATAATCCAACACCCATGCAGGCTTGTTACTAGCCTTGAATGAACCGCAATTGGATGTTCCTGGTGCAAAAGTTATCATTTTGTGACGGATAATCCACCGACCTATGTAGCCTCCGGTCATAATACCGAAACTATATATTTTTGTGCAACTTGTCGGAACGACAATCGAATCCATGTTTGGTTTGCAGCCGGTAAGGCCTCCATAATCTAGATTCTTCAGATTACCTGGGAACTGGAATTTCTTGATCGTGCTACCATTAAAGACTCCCTTGCCGTTCGATTGCTGTATAATGCTTGTGATGCCAGTGAATTTCTCCAGTTCATTAAATGCCGTAATCTGCGCACCTTGGAATGCAGTTCCGAGGGAATCCCCTCGGGACTAATTTCAAGGGCAACACGCTAATCACGACTTTTAATGAGTTGCGATTCTTCACAGGATTAAAGACATGGGAATATCAGGCTCTTGGCAATTGCACCAAACTGACAAGTGCTCATCTACCCGCACACATGACATTCACACCCAACAGCATATTCCGCTCCGACACCAGACTCTCACAAGTTGTTCTGTCGCCAAATCTTCAGACTATCGGTCAATGGGGCTTCCACTCTTGCCCCATAACCGAGATAGACTTGCCTGTCACACTGACTAAAATCGAAACGGGCGCATTCTATTCAACGCGTTTAGTATCAGTAACAATCCCGCCAAATGTCACCTCAATAGCAAGTGCTGCTTTTGGTGTCAATACACTGACGGAGATTATCTTCCTCGGCAGCACACCGCCGACAGTTGGCGACGGTGGTCTTGCTGGTAATTTGTCATTTCCAATTTATGTGCCAGACGATGCAGTTGAGGCTTATAAAGCCGCACTCACGACCAACAACTACGCCAACCGTGTGAAACCCATCAGCGAGAGGCCTACGGAATAGCCTGTATATGGCTTGCGTGTGTACTCCACCTACTTGCAGCCTTGTAGGTTTCCAAGCTCTCTTGAGGTACGTATATGGAGCACGAAGCTGCGAGGGCGGCACCGTTCTCAAGTGTTGGCGGCGTGGCAGCTCTCACTGTCAGTGACTGGATAGCACTACTACCGAAACACCAGTCACCGATGAAGGCTATCGTTGCTGGCAGGTCAAGAGAAACCAGTGATGCAGTAGATCGGAAGGCATTGCCTTCCAATCTTGTTATATTTTCGGGCACTACCATGCTTTGTATAGATGAAGATCGGAATCCATTAGATGGTATTCTTGTCAGGTTGCTGAAGTGACTGATTTCGTCAAATTTAGTAATCTGAGCACCCTGGAACTTAGTCCCGAGGGAACTAACAGCGGCAGCCTGGGCGGGTGTGATGCCGTCGGCGACTTTGTTGTATGCACCCGCACCGGCGTTGGCCGTGGCCGTGATGTTGTATGCGCCCGTATTTGTCCTGTTCAGCACATAGTTGCCGTTCACAAGATCCCACTTGCCTGTGCCCGACACTGGCGTGATGGTGAGGTCGTGCGAGCCTGTGCCGCCGGCAGGCTCCCAGTGATAGTCGCCCCAGTTGACGGCGCAGATGCGCATGACTTCGGGGTCCTCAAAGCGGATGTAGTAGGTGTCGCACACAATCGTGAGCGTGTTGCCGAAGTAGGCGCGGAGGGTGTTCAGCGTGTCCTCATACATCGGCGTTGTCACATTGATGGTGCCTTGCAGTAGCGCAGGGGTATTCTCGTTTCTGACTCCTCCTTTTTCTGGGTCATAGATCACTCGACCGAATCCTGTGTTCTCGTCAGGATCATACGGCACGGCCAATGTGGCAAGCAACTCCATCTCTGCACCCGTCATGTTGATAGCTCCCTCCCATATCAGCGAAACGAAATGAAGATGGTTGCCAGCAGTGTTGAGGATGCTGTTGAGAAGCGCGATGAAGTCAATCTGTGCACAATTGTTAACATACATACCGGAAATGCTTGCCTTGGCAGTCGCACTCAAAGTCATGTGCTGATCATCAAGCATCGGCAGTGTATGCAAAAATAGGGTAATCAACTGGTCCGGGAACGACACCTCGCTGACCTTGCTGCCGATGGGCAGCAGCATGTTTGGTGCTGATGATCCTGCAAACAGTGCCTTGCGCAGACGTGGGCATCCTGCCAACGACACGGTATTGTTCAGCGTGACCACATTGCGGCAGTCAACCTCCTCGATGCAGTCACCGCTGATGTTGAGTGTGCCGGCGTTGAACAGCACATTGGAAGCGACGGCGTCGCCGACCTTGACCTTCTGCAAACGCTTGCCGCTGATGCTCATGGACGAACCAACCGATGCGTCACCGCCTCGGGTGGTCAGCGCAAGACCACTCAAGTCTCCCAGTTCGGTGTACCAGTCAACACCCTTGAGATAAAATGTGGTCGTACCATCGGAGGTCGCCGTGATGGGGCATGCAGTGCCAGCGGGTGTGCGGACACCTCTGATGATCGTACCGCCACCTCGGTTGCCAGTGGGGTACATCTCAACGGCAGGTTTGATGGCGAAGTTGAACGACTGGGCAGGCGTGAACTCAAGACGGCCCATGCCATCATCGCCAGAGCCTGTGAAGGCTGCGATGCTGTATTTCGAGAACAGTGACACAAGGTGCCACTCGACCCACTTGCGCTCAGCCTCCAACTGGGTGCCGTTTGCCTGACGCAAGGGCGGCACATTGTTGTACACTGCCGTCGGGTCAAGTTCCCACACGTCAATGTACGACCAATCGGCATCGGCATTGTAGGCGGTCAAGGGGAAATAGTATGCGGAGTGGGCCCAGAAGTAGTACTGCATCATGTTCATCACACTCTCATGGATGCTGGGGCCGTTCACGTTGTACTGCGAGGCAAGGGAAACCAACGAGGTGACTATCGACTCTAGCATGTCCTTGACACCGCTCTGATAGCCGTCGGGATGGTTGATGATCTCCCAGAACGATGACGAGCAGCCCTGGTAAATGTCCACACCGTCGGTGGTCACGTCACCCACCTCGACGCTCGGCGACTTTGTCTGTTGCCCATTGTTGTCGGTCATGAGGATGGTGTCCATGTCATCCTGGCACCAAATCCATCGGCCTCCGTTGGCCAGTGTCTTCCACTTCATGGGATAGGAGTTCTTGGCGTGGTTGTCGCTGCAGGCAATCAACTCGCAGAATGCCTCATGATAACATGCGGCATTGATCGCCCAATATCGGCTCGACTCAGCCTTGAACTTGGCGATGCGGGCAGCACGCAGTTGTGCGGTCGTGGGCGATGTCGATGAGGTGATGGCCGTCAAGTAGGTGCCGAGGTAAGTCTTGATGTTGTGCGTGACCACCACTTCATAGTCGGAGTCATAGTCCTCGAGGTTGGCAAGCACCTCATACTTGCCCGTGCTGGTGCGGTAGTAGATGAGGTTGTAGTTGGCATCGTACAACTGCAGCACATCATTCTTCTTGTTGCCATAGATGTTGCGGCCTGCACGGAAGTTGTCAATGTCGGCATTCAGTGCAGCCAGCGAGCTGTAGCCCGCCTCGCTCAGCGACGCGAGGTACGGTGAGCACAGGTAGGCGCTGTTGTAGGCTGGCTTCCACTCAGCCTCTAACAGCGCAAGCACATTGGCGGCATCGCTCGCCTTGTCGGTCGAGAATCGGCATGCACCGACATCCCAGCCTTCCTCACCACCGAAACACAGGGTCTCTTGCGTGTAGTCGTAGGTCACGTCAATCCAGGGGTGCAGGAACCGGGTGCCGAGAGGTGCGTGGTTCGGGCCCTCGAGCGAGAGCAATGACGGGTAAGTAGTCGTGTCATAGCCGCGCGTGCCGGCATCGTTCTTTGCGGGACCGACGGTGTACAGGCCTATGAACTTGTAAGAGCCGTCAGCATACTTCTGGAAACCGAGCATCGGGTATTGGTAGATGCTCACACGCACATCCTCGCTGGGCAGACCACTGCCGAGGCCGACAGCCTTGAACAACTCATCGAACATATTGCAGGCTCCCATCTTGTGCCCCTGCATGGACGATGCCACATTCTTCTTGGCCACGATGTCGTTGACCTTCGGGTGCAGACCCTTGCCGGCAATGTAGCCGCTCACATTGTCGGTCGAGCCGTCGGCATAATGCCAAACGGCACTTGACTTCTTCAACTTGTTGCGCAGGTTCCAGCGGTAGTAGCGCATTGATGTGGTACCCTGACCGCTGATGGGGGCGTTGGTGATCTGCACATTCCAAGTGGGGTGGTCTGCATACTCCAGCCAGACAGTTGATGTGCCGCCAGTCGAATTGGTCAGCGAGGGGATGTCGTCATCGTTCTGCATCTGGATGACCATCGTATTGAAGCCGGCTGCCTTGCACAAGTCATACGAAATCTCACCACCGTCCATGATGTTGTTGTCGTGGCGCACACCGCTGCGGGTGTAGTCCATGCCGTCGATGATTGAGTTCAAGAAGTTCTGCTTCACACTCTCGCTCTCGAGCACCTGATTGTACACACGCATGGTATAAAGGTATAGATCGGCACTTGCCTGGCCGAGACGCAGTGGGCCACTGCCGAACGAACCAGTGCCGTCGTACTCGAATACGCACTGCTGCACACCATTGATGTAGATACGGCAGAGGTTGCGACCGGTGGCCTTGTACAGGCGCTGCAGCACGACCACCACATGCAGGATCTTGTCCTCGCTCAGTTGCACAGTCTGCGGGGTTATCTGGCGGTCAGTTGAAGATACCACCAAAAGTCGGGTGGGGAACAGGATAATGCCGTTGGTGGTGGCTGCGTTGTAGGTCGGCGTGCTCATCATAGACAAGATGGGCGTGTCGTAGTCGCTGATGTTGCTGCATCTGTACTTAAACTCAATAGACACACTGCCCACCGATGCGCGGGTCAGCGGAGTGAGGTCTCCCACTTCGACCGTGCTGCCAGCCTTGATGACGAGGCACTTGTTGCTGTCGCTGTCCTGGTACCAGCCATCGGTAGACCATGACATGTTCGTCCACTCGGCATCATACGAAGCGACAGCGGCTCCTGTGGCTGCATTGATGATCTCGGCGCGGTCGGCAGATCCGTTGCTGCGGTTGGCGGCATTAAGATAGAACATGGCGCCATCCACTGCGGTATACGACTGGGAGTTGTCGATGTCGGTGCGCATCATGGCGATCATGCCGTCCACCGCCACGGCGATGGTCAACTTGAAGTCATTGCCCTCGATGTCAACCTCAAGCGCCTTGGTGTAGTCCACCTTGGTCTGCGTCTGCACGCTGATGGCCTCGTGGTCCACCACCGTGATGGCCTCACTGCCGTTCTGGGCGGTCAGCGACACCTCCACATGTGTGGCGTTGTAGGTGGCGAAGCGGAACAGGCGCTGCGTCTCGTAGTTCACGGCGGGATTGATGATCTCGTTGATGCACACTAGCGCGACTTGGTTGATGTGCTGCTGCTGCACGCACATCACGTTGTATCTGTAGTGCTGTGTCTCCACACCATCACCGGCCAGCCAGATCTCCACTGTGTGGACACCTGTCTCACCGGGGAAGTAGTCCGTTATGATGAACTCATAAGGAGCGGTCGTGTAGTTCGTGCCTGACGGGAAGGTGCGTGTATAGGTCTGCTCGTCGTCATCGTCGATGCGGACATAGAGCGTCTTCTGCAAGTTACCGCTAAAGTAGAGCCCGTTGATGGCATACTCCTCGCCCTCGATCCAGGGATTGTTCCAGTTGTAGCGGGATGTCAGTGTCAACGAGGTGACCGAAGCCGTGAATGTCGTGGTCTTGGTCTGTCCCGAGTCCTTGCCCGTGACCGCCACTTTCACACGGTTGGTTCCCACCGAGAGGTAATTGCGCACATTCTGCGTGATGGTCGCTCCACTGAGGCAGTCACCGCTGGCCTTCTCGACGAAAGACCCGCCACCGTTGTCCACAAGCAGCGACCAACGGTAGTCCTCGGCAAAGGGTGTCATCTCGCCGCCGAGCGTTCCGCTCTTGGTCGACGGAGTGACATTGATGTTTGCCACGGTGTCGTCCTTCAGCACATAGAACGAACTGGGCGTTGTCGTCGCCAGCGTGATGGCGTACACCGTACCGCTCAGTGGCACGATGCCCAACTGAGTGCCGCCCTCGTAGTCATAGAACACAATGTTGCCGTTCTCGTAGGTGATATTGCCCACCTTCCCCTCGGTCGCAGCCTGCAGCGCGGCCAGCTGCGCCTTGATGAACTCCTCCACGCGGCTATTCTTGTAGCCCTCCCACGGGGTGCCAATGCCCGGTATTCTCTCGTCAATTCCTGCCATATTATTGATGTGTTGTTTAGTCGTTAGTTATGCCATGTGTTGTCACTATGCCACACCAGCTCGCCCCGCCAGTATGAGGCCACCTTGCTCCACACCAGGCGTGTGCCCTTGTAGATGGCCATGATGGCGCGGCTGCCCTTCTGTACCAGCCCTATGCGGCGGTTGTTGCGGTAGATGCTCATGACTCGTAGATGTAATATTTTGTGTCCGCGTCAATCGTGCCGGCGTCCACCATAGCGTTATACTCCTCCTCTGTGCAGTACACCTCGGCCAAAGCCTCTAATTGTTCGGCCACAATCCTCAGGCTGCCCTGCATCAGGCCAAAGTCCGAGGCCAGCCTGTCCAGGCCGTCGCCATTGATGTCCACCTGGCGTTGAAGGCGTAACAAGTTACTGGATACGGTGTTTATGCCGGTCCACATTTCAGCCTTGTATGCCTCGATGGCTGTCTCTGCAGCACTGTACAACTGGTCGTAGAGCACGGAGTACTCTACCCTTCGCCCACCATTGAGCTCGATGTTGTCACCGCTCGTCATCGTTGTGACTGGCGTCAGCTGCATGATGGTGCGGCCGTTGGTCTTCAAAGCGGCGATAACAGCCTGTACTATCTCTTGTTTTTCTTCGGGTGTCATATCTCAAGAATTATTACGTTAGAGTTCTCGGTGCTGTCTATTCTGTCAAGGGTGTCGTTCACCCGGCGGATGGCAACTTGGCTCTCATCCTCATAGTCAGCATCAATGCGTACGGTCTTGCGCAACTGCTGAGTGAACACAAAGGAGTCAAGGCCTTCTATTAAGATCTCTTTGTTTGGCACATTATTGCTCTCACGCACATAGCGCACGGCATTGACGTACACGAACTGGCAAGTGAGCAGTCTGTTAAGCAGAGCGCCGAACCACACAGGGACACCGATAGAGTTGCCCATCGTGAAGGTCTTGATGATGTAGTCGCTGGCATACAGTTCAACGACATCCTGATACTGCGTAGTGAACTGCTCGTTCTCCACCCCGAGCTCCCACCCCGAATCCTTGAAACCGCCAGGGACACGGAAGTCGAAGAAATAATGTACTCCGTCTATGATGAACGCCACGTCATCACGCTGCTTGTTGTCCTTGTTGCTGTACTGCAACAGCGTGGTCTTAGACAAGATGCCCTCGTCGCTCGTGATGCGGAACACCTCACACGTCTTGTCTGCGATAGTCAGATAATAGAAGCCGTCAGACAGACCGCAATATACGTGGAAGAACACTATCGTGTCGTCATTTATCTCCCATTCGTTCCATATGATGGTTCCGATGGCGGTATCGGTGCAGGCATCATAGAGCGTTGCCGTTGGAGCAGTCTCCTCGGCATCGGCAACGACCTGTATCATTATCTGGTCGGTTGGCGCAAACACTTGCGTGTAACGGCTGTGAAGACCGTCGGAGGCGTTGCTTTCAGCGAAATTCAGCGGTGTAAATGGACTTAACTTCATATCTCGGTGATTTCTTTAACTATTAGTGTATATTCCACTCCGTTGCGCTTGCCGAAACGGCACTCGGCCTCCTTGATGAAACCTTTGATGCGGAAGCCTTTGTAATCCAGCTGCACTAATGCGTTGATGTCACTCGGCATCTCCATGTCATCGGTGGTGAACTCCAACTCGGCGGCGGTGAACAGCGCGGTGCCGGCGGCAATCTCCACGCTGCCGAGTGCGTTGTTGCCGTCGCTGCTGGTCATCGTGAGCGTCACCGCTTTGCCGTTGCCGAACACGGCGATGAACGCCTTGTTGTTCTCCACGCACACGCTGGGGTTGTAGTCATCGTTGTTGCTCGGCTGGTAGGTGTTCACTCCTGTCGAGGCGTTCTCGGCGATACGGATGAAGAACACATCCTCATCGGCCTTGTCGTCCTTCGTCTCGCTCTCGCTCTTGCGTGCCGTGAACTCCAAGCCGTAACTGTCGGCGCGGTACTTGCTCTGCAAGGTGAGTTTCTTGTCGGTCAACGAGAAGCCCGTGGAGTAGTAATTGGTGAAGTTTTTCTCCAGTCGTCCGTCAATCTCGCCGTACTCCTTCTTGGAGTACCCGGCCTCGATGGTGGTGTAGATGAGATCGTCCACGATGCTCAACTTCACGTCACGGAAGTTGTCTATCGTCTTGGCTACCTCGTCCACGAACACTGCGGAGCGGTGGACGAATTGCAGCTCGTCACCCACGACGCGGTAGGTGTAGCCGAACACGGCCTCCATCCAGTCGGCGAAGTTGCCGAAGGTGCTATACACTTTCGCCGTGCTGATTTGTCGCAGTTCCTCGCCCGGCAGCAGGTAGGTCTTGGCGATAAGTCCGGCATCGTCCGCGGCGATAGACACGGCGGTCTCCTCGCCGGTGATGCTGCGCACAATTTTGGTGATGAGTTGCAGGGGTGAGATACAGCGACACGACAAGGTGTTGCGGATTGGGTCGGCCCAGTTTGCGATGAGTGTAGCATACTGGAACGTCATTTGCCCCTCACACCGCAACCGAACATGAGTGTCTTGCCATATATTGTCAGCAGGAACCGTGGCATACTCGTCCACTTGTCGGTCTTGGTAGTAGTTCTCGGGTGTCCCCTTGTTAATCCAATGGCCGTTCTGGAACTCATAGATTGTGTTGTTCTGCCAGTAGGACGCGGAGTTATAGTCGCTATACGAACCAACAACACCAAATATGCCGTTATAGTCGTTGCTGATTGAGCCATAACCACCGAAACGAGCCAATGCGGCGTCATTCAACTCGGTGACGTCGCGGAACACATTCTCCTTAATGCTATTGACGAGGATGTTCGTGCGCTGGCCGTGTATTCGCTTGTACTGCACAGCATCGTCAAAGTTGAAACTCGTAATCAGGCGAAAGTTCTCATCGTTCAACTGGTAATCTGCATAGACTGACAACTGAGACACCGCAATGTCGCTGCCATAAGCCGAACCGTCTTTGGTGTAGGGGCAGAAGAAGCAGCGGACTGTTCCCTGCGCCCTCAACGTCAGTGCCGCACCATGAGTTTTGCAGTGAGCGAAGAACGAGTTGCTTGATGCTTGGTTGGACAACTCGATATACTCTTTCGAGATTATCTGCGACGCGTTCTCGTTTAGGTTTAGTTCCACAAGGCCGTTGAGCGAACTTCCGACAAAGCTGAATAAACCATAGTTGGCAATCTCAATGCGGCTCACGTTGACCCGTGTGGCGCTGAAATCGCTCACCGGGTACTCGTACTTCTGCGACTTCTTGCTCTTCAACAGCGAGGCAAGGGCGTTGTCCATCGCGTTAATCGACAACGAGCCGGACTCTATCTCAATGGTCGAGAAGTCCAACGCCGCCGAATACTGCAACTCCCACTCATGGCGGTTGGTGATAGTGTACACGGCGACACTCGCCGAGGCGAGGAAACCTTTATCCAGGTACTCGGCAAACAAAAGGTCGTAAATCTCGCCCACGAAGACGAACTGCGTCGAATAGGACCGCATCACACCCGAGTAGTCGGTGCGCTTGAGCGAGAACGAAATCTCGTCCCAATTCTTCAAGCACTCGTCCAGCAGTTCGTGCTCGGTGCCGGCGATTGTGAGTATGTACTTTGTCAGCATAGCACGCAAAGTTACCCACAAATAAAACCGCTTCGCCAAATCCCCGAAATCTTTGGGGTCGGCAAAGCGGTGTTATCTGCGATATTTTGTTAGCTTTCAGCGACTTTTGTGTGTGTTTTTTTCTTCCGTTCGTAATAAAAATCCCCACAAGTTGACAGCCTTGTGGGGACGATCCATTTGAAAGGAGGTGTAAATCAATCAGACAAAATGGACTTGACTTAATTCATTTGCAAAAGAATGCAGTGCGGTTTCAATTCTTGCGGCGGTTTTCTTACTTGGACGGCGGTAACCGCTGATGTACTGCGAGAGTTGAGGTTGGGAGATTCCAGTCAACCCGTGCAGCCCAGTCAATGTTAGCAGGCTTTTGTAGTAGCCTAGAAACGATGGAACGTCAAAGGAGAACTCGAACTCAACTTCCTCGAAATTCTTACCTTGCTCAGTGTACAGTTCTTTCATACCTTGATAGACGGCCTTAAAGTCGGAGATGGCCTCTTCTGCGGTGTTGCCTTCACCAATAAGACCATAATCTAATCCGTCATCATCGGGCATATAAGCGCTATAGCTTCCATCAGAGCCACGCTCAATAAATACCCTTACCTTCTTCATAGTTAATGTTGGTTTTAGTTGTTATTATTCTTTTTCATATCTTTGAGGTCAGAGAAAAAGCCAGCGGGTCATTTAAGACCCGACTGGCGCTTGATGGCCCTCAGTGTGCCAGGTTTGACTTCCTCGCTCAAGTGGTTGCTTGTCGTGAAAGTTATGCCTGTGATTGGGCTGAACCATGCGGGGTGACCCGCTATCTGTCTGCCCAATTCGTAGCATCCAATCTTTCTGAGAGCTCTGTGTAATTCATTATACTTCATTTTGTCTGTATTTATGATTTACACTGCAAAGATAATGCTAATTTTTTTATTAGCAAAATAATCCGAGACAAAAAATGAAATATTAAGGGTATTTAACAAAATATCCCCATAAGAGTAGTTTCTTATGGGGACTCTCCTTGTCTCATACGGCCATGGCGATGAAGTTCTCAACTCGGAAGGAACGGAAGGCGTTCTTCTTGGTGTCCCAGTAGCACATTGTGCCGTAGTTGGGCGCTTTTTTGCTGCCCTTTCGGAAAGTGATGCCGGCAGGAAGGTTGCACAGGGTGCCGTAGGCGACGCGGGCACTGCCATCGACTTTCTCGTAGTAGAACTTTACCACTCCCTGGCGCATCAGCTTGGCCAGTCGGTAAAGTTGCCATGCTTTCTTGAGGGCGTTGCTCCAAGTGGTGACGGTGGTCACAAAGATGTGGTGAGCATAGCTCATGACTCTCACGCGGAAACTTGATGTCGTTTTCATAAAAAGATGAATTAAATGTTTGACTTTTAGTGAATTGTTTGTTTTCTTTTAGTATTGCAAAGTTAATACCAAAGTGCCTTTGGACGGTTCTCTTTTTTGCCGTTTTTTTCGTCATCGAACTTTATTTAACGTGATTGTTCTTAATGACTTATCTACTTAACATTGACCAACTTTGCCAACATTCTGCGCCCGTCATGTACCCTGCGCTTGACCGTCCCGAGCGGTACGCCCCTGGCAGTGGCCACCTCTTGCAGGGTGTAGCCTTTCGCCACATCCATCAGAGTCTCCACCGCCACGCTGACTCGGCATCGATCAATGGCTGATAGCACGTCGCCTACCATGACACGCTGGTCGGCTTCCTCTCCTCCTGGCTCATCCCAATCGCCAAGTGGCTGGGTCTGGGTGACGGATAGTTTATGTTCGGTGTTCGTCCAAAGGTTTCGCATGATAACCCGGCACCATGCGAGCAACGGACGGGTCTCGTCGTAGCGGTCGCGGGCTTCCAGCGCCCTCACCACTGTGTCGGCGGCAAGATCGTGCGCCCGGTCATCGTGATAGTAGTACCTACTCGCTATCGCCAAGAGCGAGTAGTACGCCTCCACGATAGCTGCATCAAAGTTCATGGCTCATCAGAAGCATCTGCCGGGCCGCTTGCTTCATCTCATTGATAAGGTTGTCCATCCTTCTTTCTCTCTCAAGCATCGCCTTCATGTAGTCGATGTCTTTTCGCACCGCACGCACCTCGTTGCGCAGTCTGCGGATTTGTTGCTGTGTTCTTCCCATTTTATTGTGTGTTTTTAGTTAGGCGTGCTGTTGTGGGTGCAAAGTAACTACATGAGTGTGCCACACTCTTACACACTTAATATAATTATTGTGAATTATTGTGATTTTACCGTTCTTTTGGCCACAAATTAGGGTGAAAATTGCCCTTTTAATGCCTTGAAAATGGGCGTTTTAGTGCCGAAAATTGAGTGAAATGGGAGAGAAAAATGAGCGAAATAGTGCCCTTTGAGGGCTATTTTAGGCCGATTTTGGACGGATTTTAGTCAGTTTTTGGGCGATTTTTGCGCAAAAAAGGGCGCGAGATATTCCGCACCCTCCAACAATCGCAGTATATAGGTAGGCAAACTGAATGATTACAGGAACATTCCCATACTGGGAGGCATCTTCGCCAACGCTTTGCTCCGCTCGCTGGCCGAGTGGACCAGGTTGGCGTAGATGGCGGCGTTGAGCGTGGCTGGGTCTATGCTCGTCTTCAACATCGACATCACGAAAGCAATCTCACTGTACCATGACTTACGGATGTCTTGCATCCTTGTCACTTTCTTGGTCACTTTCTCCTGACTAAGTTCCTCGTGACGCTTGATTTCGTACACTACCTCGTCGAGCATCGCCTTGCAGCGCGCCCTCACCTTGTCATCGGTATCTATGAGGTGGGCCGACACGTCAAGTTCGAGCAGAACGTCCCTCGCCATGTCGGGGCGGTCTTGACTGCACAGAGCCATGCAGATGCGCAGACATTTCTCCTTCATGCGGAACTTGGTCATTTCCTCGGCTTCTATCATGTCCATCTTCGCCTGGTTCGGGGAAGCCATGCTCTTGTACTCGTCGAGGATTTTGCCGGCACGCTCCATGATGTCGGCCTCATCGGGTTTCTCGTCACCCACAAGCAGAACCGACCTATCGCCACACGACAGGTCTATAAGGTTCTGCAATGTCAGTTGGTCAAGTCTCTCTATCATATTCTACTGGCGATGTAAGCGTTGAACTTTTGACGTTTCAGTTGACGCGCCATGTCAGTGCGGAAGTCTCGTAGTTCTCGGGTCACGGCTTTGGTGTTGCTCGCCACACGGCTCTCCAACGCCGAATAGTCGTTGATGATAATCGGCGCACCCGTCACTCGGTCGCGGGGGATGTTCGACACGGCACTCATGAGGGCGACACGCTCCGCATCGGGTAGCACTTCCGCACCTTTCGGCAGATCCACAAGCGTCGGGCTGTCGGGAGTGACCCACGCCTTGCAGTTAGACACCACCAACTCGGCTTTGTCACCGTCACCCACGAGAGCGAGACCACCAGGGTGAGGCTTGCCCTGCGTACCCTCGGCATAAGCCTTGATGGGCTGCGCCAGCGCGGTGGCGATTTGCACGGCACCCATCGCGCCAACGAACACCGAAAGTGGAATGTTGGGCGGCCACATGGCGAGAGCCTGCATGATGCCGAGAGCGGTGGCGATGCCGATTTGAGCAATGCTGTTCGCTTTCTCCATGACGGCTTTCTTGTACTCCAGTTGCGCTTTGCGTTTCTCCAGTTGCTCTTGCTTGGCTGCGGTGGCGGCAGCGGCTTCACGTTTGCGGATTTCTGCCTCCTCACTGGTGATGGCACCACGCTCGGCGAGGTACTCGATGTGTTCCACCTCTTGGTCGTAACGCTGCTGCTCGGCCTCGAGCAATTCATCTATCTTGGCGATTTGGTTGTCGTACATGGCGGACATGAACTCGCCGATGCGCTGAATAGCCTCACCGGCCTTCTGCACCCAGTTCTGCAAGTTTTGGTTGCGCTGGTCGCGTGCTCGCTTGTCGGCCTCCACGGTGTCCTCGATGCTCTTCTTTTCCTGCTCGGCTTCCTGCTGGGCGAGTTGAGTGGTAGCCTCGGTGAGTTCACGACGGATGCGCTCGCGCTCTTCCTCGCTGAGGTCGGCGACTTCCAACTCTTTTTGCAGCGCGGCGATGTTCGCCTTGACGGTCTCGTTGGCGTACTGGTTATCGAGTTGCTCTTTCTTCTTGTTGTAGAGCTCGGTGACTTTGGTGGTATCCTCGCCCTTTTGGTGGGCGACTCTCAACGCCTCGGTGTACTCCTTGTAGAGGTTTGCGACCTCGTTTTGGTACTGCTGGTTGCGAACCACCTGCTCGCCGGCTGCGGCATTGGCTATCTTCTCCACTTCCTGGTCGGCGATTTCCTGCTTGTGTTCAAGGACAGCATCGTCAATTTCTTTTTTCCGCTGCGCACGCTGCTTGTCGATGTTTTCCTCAATCTGGTCATGAGCAGTAATGATATTCAATCGCTCGGTCTCATACTCCTCATCGGACATCTTCTTCGCTTTGTGCGATGCGTCAAGTTCTGCAAGCAACTTGTCACGGCGCTTGTCGTTGGCATCTTTGTCAACTTCGGCTTGCTTGTCGGCAGTCTCCTTGCTAATCTCAACCCACTTATCGGAGAACTCCTCAACGAGGTCTTCGCGACCTTTGAGCGCATCCAAAAGAACTTTGTTCACCTCATCTTGGATGTCTTTGAACTCTTTTACCTGCTGTGCATTATTAGTACCGCCGCCACGATTGGTTTTATTGGTTGTCGTTGTGCCTGTACCGCCGCCACGGAAGTTGGCGGCAGTAGTGACACCGCCGTTTTCAGCAAGCATTTTCTCAGCAGGTGTGCGCAATTTCTCGTACTTTTTCTGTACTTCTTCGATGTTTTTCTTGTTCTCCTCTCTTGCGCGTTTGATACGTTCCTGGTTCAAGGCCTCAACACCAGCATCGTTCAATGCCCAATAGCTTGACCAACCTGCATTATAGTTCGCGTAAGGATTTGAGCCATCCTTTTGGTGCTGTCTGATAAATGCCTGGTCTGCTTCTGGGAGATCGGAAACCTTTGTTCCCGATTTAGCAGGGGTGTAATAGACAGTTGACAACTTCTCCAACTCGGCGAGCTCCATCTGCGTCAATTTAATGATTTCTTGGTAGGCTGCCATAGCCTTCGCACGCTTGATTATTGCGTCAGTAACGGCTTTCGTCGCCTTGTTGAGGAAGTCTTCGGCAGTATTGATACCGCCTATCTTACCACCTGCATAATCGGCCTCTTTGGCAAGATCGTTGAAGTCCTTTTGATTTTGTTTCAAAAACTCGGTTTTCTCCAAGTCTGTTTTCAGATTGTTCCAACCATCTTGCAACATCTTGTACTTGGCAAGCAAAGTACCGGCTTGCTGAGCCATCGTGTCCGCCATTTCCTCACGGACATCCTTTAGTGTCATGGCTTTCTCGGCTGCTTCCTCGTCAGCTTCAGTGGCTTCTTTGGTCGCAGCGGTATAACCGACAATCAAGCCTATAACGGCGAGAATGGCGGTCGCGAGCAACACATAGGGGTTGGCCTTAGCCACGGCATTGAACGCGGCCTGCGCTATCGTCTGAGCCTTTGTCGCGCCGGTAGCCGAAGTGGTGGCGGCAGCCTCAATCCTCGCGGCGGCGGCAGCAGCCTTGCTTTGAATGATAGCAATGCCTTTCATCAAGTTCGACTGTTTCTGCGTGGCGTTCTGTATCACCTGCAACGCCTGTACAGCCTGCATGGCCTGTTGTACCTTGAGCATACTCGCTTGCAGGCTCTCCTCGCTCGCGCCGAAGGCTTGCGCTGCCGTGGCACATAGACCGAACACGGAGGCCGTGACTTGCCCGGCCTCGTTCAGCGTGTCCCACGTCCTTGTGTCACTCGCCGAGTTGGAGATACTTTCCTTGACATCGCCGAGGACATCTTTCAGTTCTCCGGCCTTCTCGGTCATTTCCTGTATCTTTTGCTTCAACTCCTGCCCGGCGGCACTCTCTTTCTCGGCGGCAGTCATGTGCTCATACTCCAGCGTGCACGCGGCAATCTCCATCGTCATTTCCTTGAGGTCTTTACGAATGGACTGCGGTGCGGCATCGGCAGCAACGGCATCTACCTGGCCCTTGAGCGCGGCAATCTTCTGCGTTAGGTCGGTCATCTTCTGCGACAACTCCTTGCCCCTCGCGCTCTCTTTCTCGGCATCGCTCATTCTTCCATACTCGTTGGCCATGGCCGTTAACTCAAAGGTTAACCGGGTTATCTGCTGACCTGCGGCGCTGTTCGCCACCGCTGCGTTCACCTCTTCCATCGCGGCACGGAACGTTGCGGCTTTCTCTGTGAGCGCATCAATCTGCTCTTTCAGCGCCTGACCCTCCTCGCTCTCTCGCTGGGCATCGTCCATTTCGCGGTACTGGATGGTCAGCCCCGTAAGCACCTCCTGCAACTCGCCGTAGGACTTCTTCAATCCGCCCTGGGCGATTGCGTAGTTACCGACATTGCGCTGAAACTCGCCCATGTCGGCGGCAAGGTCTTTCAGTCGCGCGTCAAGGTTCTGTATCTCGGCCTCCAACGCTTTGCCTTCCTCGCCCGCTTTCTCGTCCTCGTTGAGCCCTTTCTGCGCTTTCTTGAGCAATTCCAGCTGTTGCGACAGATGGACATACGACCCCTCGGCGGCGTTCATCTCTTTCGCCTGGACACGGACCACACTCGCCACCTCCTGCATGGCGGCTTTGAGTTTGTTCTGCTCGGCCATGAGGTTGCCACTGCGACGGATGGCCTCGGCATCGGTTATCTGCCCGTTCTTGCGCATCTCATCAACTTTCTTCAGTTCGGCTTTGTTCCTCGCCAACTCGGCGGTGTACTTCGCCAACTGCCGGGTGTTCTCCTCGTAGGTGCCGACTATCTGCTCGGCAATGCGCAATGCCTCTTGGTTCTGCGTGAAGGCGGCTCGCTGGCTCTTGTTGAGCTTCTCCTGCTCCATCAACTGCCGCGATATGGTGTTGGTGGTGTTGGCTATCACCTGCTGTTGCTGCTGCAACTGCTGGGTGTACTGCTGCGCGGCTTGACCGGCACGCTGCATGGTGGTGTTGGTCAACTCACGAAGCCTGTCAAGGTCGCCGGTGACCTCGACAGGTATCTTAATCCCTCGGGCAAGTTCCCTGGCGCAGTCCTGGAACTGCGTCAGCGTGCCCTCCATCTTGCGGTCCAACTCTTCCAGCTGGTCTAACGCCTGCTGCGACACAAGGTCGGTAATCAGTGTCTCGTTCATCTCAATACTGCGTTATGATTTCTTCAAATGTTCCGTTATAAGCCTCGCCCTCGGTGACGAAGCGGAAGAACCCCTCTGGGGTCTTGTAGAGGACTTGCGCCTTGCCCTCGAGCAGTGCGGTCTTCTTGGCGAGGTCGCGCTGCTTGGCCCTGTCCCTCTGCCATTGCTCATGAATGCACCTGCAACTCATACCCTCGAATACCATTGCCGTAACCACGGCCATAGAAAATGTTCGTTGAAATGTCCCACCGAGGGCTCGGCAAGGCCAAAGATCTGCGAGCCGTACTTGCGCTCCACGGCGGGGCCCTCGTCCCAGCCAAAAGTGAAGATTTCGACACCCTGCGGGGTGGCTTTGGAGTCGATAGAACCATGGAATGTGCCGACGATGAACAGGTTCGGCGTGTCGCTCGACCTCGCCGGAAGTCCCAGACGCTGGCTCGCCGACGGCGGCGTGATGCGCTGCTTCCAGGCGATGTAACGCTCGGGGTGCATGAAGCACGACACCCAGTGGTCGGCATCCTCGTCAAAGAACCCTGCACGCGGGTCACGGAAGTATGGGTCTTGGCTGTAAGACGGCGAGAGCGGTGCGCCACGGCCATCAATACCCGACCACAGCTGCTCGCGCACGGACACAACCATTTCGTGCTTGTTGTCGCCCATGCACTGCACTATCTGCGGCTTGATGCCGTCCTTTGTGCGCCGTATCTTTTCGCGCATTTCTTTGATGTTCATAGTCGGTTTGAAAAAAGGGTGCACGTCACACTCGGCGGCGCGCACCCTGTCGGGAGTTAATGGGGGAATTAGGCTTTCTTTTCCTTACCGGCGATGCGCTCATAGACGTCCGCCAACATCTTTTTGCGCGTCTCTTTGTCACGGTCAAGCCAGAAGTTGTCAATGTGGAGTTTGATGAACACCTCCTTCGACATCGCTTTGACCGCTTCCGTGACAAAGGTTACACCCTCATACTTGTACATCAGCCTACGAATGGCTCAATGCCGTAGATGCCGTTAGTCGCGAGAACGCTCGCCAGTTTCAGCGTGGGAGTGGTCGTGCCACTGGCCAGCGTGATGGTGAGGTATTTGTTCGCGGCGTCGTAGGTGGCGGCGGTAGCACCAGTGAGGACATTCGAGGCATTGTCGGCGATGAGTTCGCCATACTTGGCGGTGGCGTCGCCCTTTCCGTAGAACTCAACCAACTTGTAGTTGTTGCCGGTGGTACCGACTTTCTCCAGCGTCACAGGCATCAAGCCATAGACAGCCGATCCGGCCGAGAACTCGAGATGCACAACGTCAAGCTTAATCATGTACTCCTCAACGTCGATGTACGACACGTTCACGGCGAGCGAAGCCTTGTCGCTTGCGCCCGGGTGGTCGTTGCCGCTCGGATAGATGGTCACAGGAATACCGGCGAGGGTCTCCGTGCCGTCGTTGAGGCCGTAGAGGTTGTTCTTCGCGTCGATAAGGTACATGTCGAACTCCTCGTCAACGTTCTTGAGGATTTCGGCACGCAGATAGTGACGGTACTTGTCGATAGTGAACGCATCGGTGCGTGCGCTTACACCGTTGTACACGTTGGGGCCGTAACCCACCTGTGAGGTCTGCACCTCGCCGCCGTTGGGCTCCCAGTTGATGATTTGGGGGAAGCCGTAGGCGCGGTTAGGCAGGTCAGCATGACACATAGCACGCAGATTGTCGAGCGTGTCATACTCCAGTTTCACTCCGTGCTTGGTCAGCAGGAGGTACTTGATTTTGTCGTAGTTGATTTCGCAAACCGACTTGCCAGTAGAGAAGCTGTTGCTGGCACAGGAACGAATTTTTGACATAGTTATCTGCAGGTTTGATTGTTTACTTTGATTTCCAAAGAGCGGATGTCGATTGCGTCAATCGGCTCGCTCACTTCCTGACCACTCGGTGTCACCGCACCGTAACGGCCATAGTCGAAGTTCTTGCTCATCGTATGGGGGACGAACTCGGTCTCGCCATAACCCCAGTCGAAACGGGGGTCAGCCAACAATACTTCTATCAACTTTTCGTAGATAGGCAACAATATGCGTTTGAACGAGGTCTCCATACGTTTCTCATTAGACCAGTCTTTCTTAGACGAACAGGCGATGATGAGGTTGATTTTCGTCTTGTACTGGTAATCGGCACTGTCAACGGTAATCACGTTCGGTGTCTGCAAAGCAATCAATGGGAACTTCACCGGCATGGCATTAGCACCCTTCGAACGCTCGTCGAGCATGTCCTTGATATACTGCGCAGAGCCGAAAATATAGTTCACGTCAACAGGCGACACCTCGTCGGTGGTGCCGTCAGGCTTGGTCTTGATGATGGTCACTGCCTGACCAACAGCATCGACTACACTCTTGAAAATTTCCTCTATCTGGTCCATCACAAGTTGAACTGGTTAATGGGAGTTACCATATCGACATAATAGAACACATCATAGTCGCTCTCCTCCGCCCATGCAACGAATTGCTTGTTCAACTCCACCATGTCATTCCACACCTTCACCATGCGCTGGCGAGGTGCCTGGTTGTCGTTGGCAGACTTCAACTTCATCAAGCCGGTAATGGTCATGGTTTGGTTGACGTCTCCAACGAGTTTGAAATAGACATAGTGCGCGAACGAGGGTCGCAGTTTCTCGCACAACTCCTCCATCGCCTCGTCGGTGTAGTTCTCGTCCTCACCCCGTTCTTTGAGATAGACGGTCACATCGGCGGACAATTCCTTGCCGACCATCTTCAACAGGAACTCGCCCTGGTACCGCTCAATGTAACCGGTGATGGTCTCTTGAACGGCAATAGCGTTGTTGTCGAGGTCGTCAATGGGATGTGCGTTCATGATCTGCAGCGGCCCGACGTAGAAATATGAGCAATCTATGAGGTTCATGGTTCGATATTACTTTTTGCCTTTCTTGGCGGGTTTCTTCTCATCAGCAGGGGCAACGTCCTTGGTGTCGTACACCTCGGTCTCTGGCTCTGCCTTCTCGACCTCAGCGGGCACTTCCTTGGTGTCCTCTATGGAAACCTCTTTTGTGTCCTCTACAGGCTCTTCGGGAGCTTCCTCTGCAGCGGTCTCATCAGCGGGCTGTCCCTCAGCGGGCACTTCGGTTGTGTCCTCTTCGGATTCATCCACTGGAGCCTCCTCTACAGGTTCCTCCACCTCATCAGCAACGGGGGTGATTTTCACCATCCCCATTGCGATGCGGTAGCGGTTCTCCTGAAGCACCACGTCAGCCTGCGGACCTTCCAGGATATACTTCATGGTTAGGCGGGTTTGGTGATGGCGGTCTTCAAAGCGGCAAGGCTGCCGTAAGCGAAGGCCCAGGGGTTGTAAATCGGGAAGATGATCTCTTCCTGGGCGATGAGATGAACAGAGTTGGTCAGCTTGTCCTCCACGTCCTCAGCCCACTCAAGGTTGAGGTTCGTGTAGTCCACGATGGAGCAACCGTTCACGGAGAAGTCACCAATCAGGTACATGCCGACGGGAACACCGTCGTACTCCACGATGGGACGGCCAGCGATGGTCTTCACACCGCCGTTCATCTGCACAAGACCCAGGTTGCGGCCAGTGGTGTCCTTCTCGCACTCGATGGCGTTAACCGTAAGCGGGTTGAGCACGATGGCGTTGGGGGCATACTGGGCGTAAGTCATCACGGCGAAAGCGGTCTTGATGACGTCGAGGCTGTTGGGCAGGGTCACGCTCTGGTAAGCGGCACTCTTGACGGTGAAGGTGATGGCACCGCAGTGGGCGGCGGTCTCGGTCGTCACGGCGGTGGTGGCACCGATACCACGCACGATGATCTGACGGTCGTTGACCTTGATGACATCGTGGGTGCCGTTCAGCGAAGCGTTGTCGGTTGCACCGGCAAACGTGATCTTCATTCCGTCCAGGATGAGGGGCTGGGCATTGGTGAACTCTACCAGCGCGTCAACACCACCGTTGTAGGGCTCGCAGCTCTTCACGGCACCAGCGGCACCAGTGACGATGGGACCATTGACGATGGTCTCAACGGGAACGACGCCGTTCTTGTTGGCGATACCGTCCAGGTTCTCGCCATTACCGTCACCGAACAAGATGCCGGCATCCTCAGCACGGAGGACTGCATCGGGCAGGGTGGCCAGGATGTAGCTGCGTACATAGACGCGGCTTTTGAGCATGCGCTTGGAGATGTGGACGAAAGTACCAAGGCGCTTGGTGCTTACGCTGTTCTCCTTCACCTGGAACGAGCTCTCGGCGAGACGGCCGTTCTCAGTGTGGTAGCGTGCATTGCGGTCGAGATTGGTGATCTCTGCGAACGTCAACTGGGGGAAGTTGGGATCGCCGGTGAGCACCGTAATCACATCACGCATGTGCAGACGGCGGTTGTTGTAGGGAGAAACGACGTTGGGCAGCTGGCGGCTGATGAGGATGTCGCCAGTGTAGTCGTCGGTCATCGAAACGATGTCCTTCATCTTGAAACCACCGAATACACCGCTCTTGCGGGTATGGCCCTCGGCGAACTCCTTGAACTTCTCGCTGTCGAACATCTCGTTCAACATCTCGTCAAACTTGTTGACGCGGTCCATGGCACCGTTCTCCTTGGCCTTCTGGATGCTCTCCATGGCATCCTTGAGCATGTCGCGCAACTCCTCGTTGTCCTTAACTACTTGAGCGAACTTTTCGGCATTGTAGCCCTTCAGCTGCTCGTTGATACTCTCAAACTGAGCTTTCATGTCCTCGGCGGTGATGGCACCCTCCATTGCCTTGTTGACAACATCGCACATCGCCCCAAGAATATTCTCCATGAAACTCTTCTGCTCGGCGTCCTTGATGTTCTCAAGGTTGTAGCCGAAGTCCGATTTGGTTACCTTCTTAAAGGCCATAACAGTTAAAATTTAAGTTGTTAATGTTTCTCGATAGCAGCGTTGAGGCTTCCGAAGAAAGTGCCGGCGGCGGCTTTCTCCTTCTGCTCCTCGTCCTCGTCACGAGTGTCTTCTGACGGCTCGTCCTCGGTCTTCTCGGCAACAGAAGTTTCCTGCCCAAGCGTGACGCTCGAATTGTAAACTCTCGAATAGCAATTAGGACAGTAGGCGAACTCGGCGAGGTCCTCAAGGGACTTCTGCACCATCTGCTCGTCAATCTTTCCGTCCATCTTGCTCAACACAGGGTCGAGAATGGCAAGCACGGCAGCACGAATTTCGGGCTTCAGCTTGTTCATCTCCTCACGGACGATGCCGTCGGTAATCCAGCGCACGTAATCGCCGGCACAATCCAACACTTGCTGCGACAAGGTGTGACGTTCGGCCTCGTCCCACACAAACTCTTGCCCACAATGGGGGCAAGTCACTACGACTGCGCCCTCAAGCGCTTTGGTAAGCATGTCAAGTCTCATCTCGTATTGTTTTAGTCGTTCATCGGTGTAGCGCATCTGCAACGCGCGACGGATGAACTCGATGTTTTCCCGAACGGTTGTCGGGTCGTCCTGCTTAATACCTACGAGGAACGTCTGCGGGTTGCTGCCCCATGAGGTCAGCGTCGAGTATTCCCACATCTTCCACTCGAGAACCTTTCGCTTGTCTTCGGGGTCGCGCTTGATGGCCTGAACACCTATCGAGTGCTCCAGTGTGCGACCGGCGGCGGCATACAGCTTGTAGTCTTCCAGCGTGTCGCGCCCAATCTGCTTGGCGAGATTGAGTTGACCCACCATAACGAGGTTCCCGTCACGCTCCTCACCCTCAAGGGGCACACCGAGCAACTGTGTCGTGTCGTGGTTTAAGAACCACTTCATGCGTGCTATGTTCTCCTTGAGCGTCTTGTTGAACGAGCCCGGCATTGAGATGTCATTTTGGGAGTCAACAATGCCGATGCCGTTGACGGCCACCGTGACGATGCCTTTCGCCTCGTCCAAATCATTCGCCTTCGTCTTGTACAGGAGGCGTTGATAAATCTCCTTCATCTTCTTGTTGGGGTTTGGGGTTGGTAAATAATTTCACTCTCTCTATGTCTTCGGGCGTCATCTCACTCACGAGTTTGTCGTAGAGTGGGTCTTCCACCCGTTCGTATCCTTGTTGGGCCCGCCAGTCGTTGAGCGTGATCAACGCACTCTCGAACTCAATCTTACAGCGGTCGCTGATGAAGCGGTTCACTTCCTGTTCCTCTTTCTTGCCAGTTTGCAGGCAGTCCACATCGCTGAAATCAGCGTCAATGTACAAGCCGTCTTGGTCAAGACCGAGGAAATGGGTAAACTCCTGACAGAACCGCTGGACCAGCGGAATGATTACCGACGAGTACACCGCTTTCTCAGCGTTCGCCTGGTTAGCATACGTTGACTGGTCTTTGCGAGGGATCAACACGGGCGGAATGCCGTATATGCCGGCGATTATCACCGCGTCGGCAAGCGTTTCATCGAACGGCTGGAGGTCGGTAATCGAAAGGTTGGTGCGGATGAACGACATCTTCACGTCACTGATGCCGTAAGGGTACTTCCCCTCGCCGAAACCGTACATCTTGTCGGCCTCTTCGAGTACCTGTTTCTTCTCTTCCTTTGTCAAGGCACGAGAACCCATATCGTCGCTCATCTCACTCACCAGCCAACCGAGACCGCCCTGCTTGACGTAGATGACGTTCCTCGCCTCATACACGGCGATGAGGTTGCTGATTGCTTTAAGCACCGCCATGAGGCGGCTCTTGGCTTTCAGCGGGTCGCCGTTGTAGAACCCGAACGTGTCGTCCACATCGTGAAACACGCACTGAGGAGCGATAGGACGGTGAACGGACAGGCCGTAGTCGTGGTAATAGCACTGCACCACGTCCTCGACATCGCTCACACCGTAGATGTCGCCCATCTGCCGCTTGTACTCAATCGTCACATACGGCTCCTCCAGCGTCACATAGCGGTCGCACCACTTGTAGAGCGTCTTGGCTCCGACAAACGCATCGCTCATGGCGGCCTTGATGAATGAGTTGCCCGTGACGAGCTTGTAGGCGAAATGCTTCCACAACGTGCGATACCAACTCTCGAAAGCGTTGGGCTTGACGAGAAGGCGGTTAATCGTGTCGTTGTTCCACACCACGGTATCGTCCTTGAACTTCTTCAACACATACTTCGCCCCTGCCGCACGGCTGGCGATGTAGTTCACCGGCCATGCCACCTCGGGAACTGTGTTGAACAGCGTGATGAAGTTAGCATTCGCCACATAGGGGGTGGCGACAATCTCACGCATCAGCTGCGCTCGCCGTGAGGTGATGTCGCTGCTGGCGTTAACCGTTTGCCCGCCCTCTACCGGGGTCGCGCTCTTGGTGATGAAACCTAATGTCTTGAGCAATCCCATGTGCTATTTCGTGTTGAACAAGGCAAAAGTACCTACAAAAAAGGCCGCTTTCCCAGAACCCGAAATTCTTGAAAAGCGACCCGAGGCGATTTTTCGCCCTTTGGATTTACTTTGCTATTTGCAAAGTACTGATTTACACCATTATAGCAGTTGTTTGGAATTGCAAAGAAAAAATCACTCTCGCATTATACGTCCTTTTGCAGGTTGTAATCACCCTTGCCAACGATTGCCAGCGCGGCGGTGGTGGCATGGAGAATGCACTTGAAATTCACTTTGAGCGGATACTTGTCGAGACGGCGGCAGCATACGTGGACACCCAGGCGGTTGTCGGTGTAGAGGTAAATCATCTTTTTCCATACACCCCAACGTCGGTTGTCCTTGACCACAACTTCATCGCCGTGGTGGATTTGCATGCCCTTGCTTTTCGTGCCGTAAACCTTGAATTGCTCCCAAAAGTACTTGAAGTTGAATTGGTCGGTCATCTCGACTTCCTCCTCAAGGTCATCATCGTCGTAGTAGATGACAACATCGTCAATATCGTAAAGTTCACTGGCCTCAAAATGGTGGCCTTCCTCCACCCCGAATTCGTGGCTGAAACTGTCATCAACATATTCGAGTTCAAAGGTGGCGTTCAAGGATACAGAGAACTTGCCAATCTCAATCTCCATCTCGCAGGTGGTGTCGTCCTCATCCTCGGGTTCAAACCCGTAGCCCATAATCTCGTTGTAGAGTTGCTCGTAGAAGTCAGCCGGAAATTTGATGCTCGTTTTCATATTGCAGATGAATTAAATGTTTGACTTATAGTGTTTTAATTTATATATGCAAAGATAATACCAAAAGAACAAAGTCGGTTCATTTTCTCGCCGTTTTTTAACGCCTTAACCTTTGCTAACTCATTGAAAATCATCCGTGCTTACACACCACGAATGATGATGCGAGCCAAACCCGAAAGCACCGCCGAGGCTGCCATTTGCTCTGCCGGCGACTGTTCGTTGTAGTCAAGCACGTCGCCCATGAACGCGGCATACTCAGGCTCACTCATCTTCTCGGGGTCGAGGTGGACATGGGCACGCACCCAGTCGCTCATCGCCGAGATACGCACGCGGTGGTCGCTGCCGAGTTTCAGCACATTCACCTGTGGCAGGTCCTTGCGCAGGTCGCGCACCATCGGGAAGTAGGCTTGCTGGCACTCCACGACATACATCGTGGCGGTGAACGAGCGTATCCACCCCGCCATTTCGTCGTTGCCCTTTACAGGACGCAGGCGCACATCGGTGAGGTGCCATCGGTCGGCGATGCGTGCGAGACGTGCCAGGGCGAAACGGCCACCGAACGACGGCAGCACATACACGATTGCCTGCTCGTAGTCGTACTCGGTGGCAGGGTTAAAGAACTTGAACTCGCCCTCGCTGTAGATTGACCGCTTGCGCCCCATGCTGAACTCCGTGTACTGGGCACGCAACAAGTCGTGCACGGCGTAACGCAGCGTATCGCTGCAGTTATGAACTAACACTCCATCAGCAAAGAATTCGGCATCATCCACCGAGATATCATACACATCTGCTTTGCCAGCTATGCTTGCAGGCACATGACCGGCTACAACACTTCTGTTTAGAGTAATGATTGACAGTAAATTTAGTGCCACATACTGGACAAATACGTTCTTCATTGTCGAAACCCTGCTGTCTGCGCCACTTTGATTTGCAATTATTCCCGCAGAACTTGCCACCTTGTATTGCACGGCTTTGAAACTCTTTGCCACAACAAATACAGGTGTAAGTTTTGAACTTACGCTTCTCCATTTGCTTTTTAGCGTTTTGAGAATGCCACTCAGACCCTTCTTGTGATGCGTGCCAAGCTGCGGCCTTTTCTCTGTTGTCATTAAGTGTCTTCGTGCGAAATTCCTTAATCTCGTCCGAAGCGTTCTCACTATGCAAAGACTCATGTTCGTGAGCCAACAACAGAGCAAGGTTGCTGATTGTATTGTTATCGACATCCCCATCAATGTGGTGAACATGATAACCTTTAGGAATTTCTCCACGCTCGACAATCCAAATGTAGCGGTGGAGTGTGATTTTTCTCCATTCGCCATTAACCTCAGCCCAGCCTTTAAAGTATCTCCTATCGCTCTCACATTTTGCTTGAGGATAGCGATGGAACTTGTAACCGTTGTACGTTGCAGTTTCTCGTTGCATTGTTTTCCGTTTTTAATTGTTACTATTTCGTCTCCCACTTTCAACTGATAAGCAGGGATAAAACCTCGACTCGTATATATCGGGTGGTCGTATGTACAACGCAGTGTTTTATCACACAAAGTTACGAAAAAATATCGAGTATTCCTACTGGTACACAAGGAATTATATACCTCTGAAAACCCAAATCTTGTTAAAACTTTGTCCCCGATTTTAACGTTCATTATAGGCACTAAGCCATTGTCAGTAATCACCATTGTATCACCAGCAAAACAATGACCATGTGCCTCGTACTTCTGCTTAGTGATAGGGTTAGTCACTTTCTGCTTGGCGATTGCTCCATTCTCGTCCTTCTGCACGGCTTGGTAGTCGTCAATAGACGTGGTGCAGTCGTTGTCTATGCGGATAGCCACACCCGGCACACGACCATCCCACACGGCATTGATGAACTCGCCAGTAGTTGCCACGGCAGGGTTCTTGTTTCCGATACAGTCCTCCACTTCAAAGCCCTCATGCTCCAATTCGTCAATCACGAGGTCGAAGAACGAGCGGTTGTTCTCATCAATGGTGTTCGCCGCCTTGCCTGACGCGTCGCCATGCAGATAGACCTTGCCAGTGTAGTTGTATTCCCGAAGTTTCGCGGCTATCACCTTTGCGGCCTTGCGTGCCGAGTTGTTCGGGCTCTCTATCGGCAGCTCATCAAACTGCGTAACTTGCTGAACATCGTCGGGCTTATACTCTTTTTGGAAGAACGTGGCGGTGACATACGGCAGCACGTTGGAGTCCATGCTGATGTGAATGGGCAACTCGGGGTTGAAAGGGAACTTGCCGCACACCACACCACGGTTGAACGAGGGGAAGAACTCCGCACCTGTGCGGATGTGTCCCCATTCGCCAAGTGCATAGACCTGGAAATAGTCGGGGTCGTTCACCCTGTCTCTCTCGAAGTTGGCGATAGCCTGGTAATCGTAGTAGCCGTACTTCCCATCAGGGCTGCCCACTACCCAAAAGTTGTTCAAGTAGGTTGAATGGATGATGACGGTGTCGGGGGCGTGTTCCTCGAACTCTCCCGTGCGGTGGTTGAGTATCATTTTCGGGGAGTTCATCAGCACGGCCTTCACCCTGCACAACTCAGGCGGCAGCTTCTCGCCGCCGATGGTCAGTTCCATGGGCACCTCATGCCATTCCTCAAGATCAAACCAGTGCTTCTTGATCCAGTGCTCCTCGCTGATGGGGTTGAAGGCGGCAAGTATCTGCTGGCCTTCCATACCACGGAGACGGAGGCGTATCTGCTTGAGGTCGCTTTCCTCGTACTCGGACAACTCGTCGAGGAAGACACGCTTGTACTGGGAAATACCCTTGATTTTCTCGCTGTCGTCAAGACCGGTGAAGTCAATCTTCGCCCCATTGTCGAACACGATGGAGTTCTGCTTGAAGCGGCAGTGCTCGGCCAGGCCTTCGATGCCGTTGATGGCGGTCTTGAAGTCGGTGTAGATGGTCTTCTCGATTGATGCGCCCACCTTTCGCATGACGAGGTGGTTTGAGCACTCCCAATAGGTGAGTATCGACAGGAACTGGGCCACCGAGTAGGACTTCGACGACGACGAGCCACCCATGAGCACGATGTTACGCACGCTCGGGTCGAGTGTGTAACGCCATACCCAAAAGGCATTCGGTGAAAACAGTTCTCTTTCGATGATCATCAGTCTTTCTTCTTTGGAGCGAGCAATAACTCTCCTTTTCCTGTCAAATTTACCGTTGTCGGAGCTTCCCAGCCATTCATTTTGGCCAGCAGTGCAGCCGCCTCGGTTTTGCCATTAAACTCGTAGGTTATCTCGCCGAACTTGTTCTTGATTTTCTTGAGAGCCTTACGCACCCGTGTCGGCATCTGATTGGGCGATTTGAGCCTGACTTTGCCAGTTTCCTCGTCAACATAATACATCTCGGCTGGGTCAAGGTCAACGATGCCCATTAGCACCTCTTCAACCCTTTTCCTGTCAACTTTTGTTTCCTCGGCACGCTTGGCCATAAGTTCCTCGACCCTATGGGCGACCTTTGGGTTTGCGAGCAGCTTACAGGCGCAGTCCCAGACGGTGCTCTGCTTCATGTTGGCACAGTTGTATGAAAGGCGATAGGCCTCACTTGCGTTGCCTATATCAACGTAATGCTGGCAGAACATCTCTTGTTTTGGTGTCAGTCTGTCTTTGTTGTTGTCTTGTGCCATATCGTTGTCGAATTAAGAAAAGACCGCCGGCTCCACGATGTCACGCAGACACCGGCGGTCAAAGTCAAACATTCAAGTATCATCGTGAAGATGACATTGCCGAAAACACCTGTGACAAGCCTTGCTCGATGTTTCGGTACGGCAAAGGTACGGTGAAAATCGTCTCGTTTACCGATTGCTCGAAATTGTCGAGGGGCCGCAACTCGTCCGTGTAGTCAAGGTTGAGGGGCTTGTACTTGGCCACCTCGTCGCAAAAATCACGCACCGTGTTGCCCACAGGGTTCACCGCATTCACCAGTTGTCGGTTGCAGGCGTAGGCGTAGATTAACGCCTCTACCGCGTCACCGATGTAGGTGAAGTGGCGCACGTTGCGTCCGCCGTTGTAAATCGTGCAGGTCTCTTGGGTAAGCAAGTTGTACAGCAGAGTTCCCTCTCGTGGTTCGGGACCATACACGTTGTGGAGACGGACGCCGGTTGCTCTCGGGCAGTAGGCTTTCGCGAACTGCTCGTCAAAATACTTCGTCATGCCGTACATCGAGGTCGTGTTGCAGGCGTTGGCGGTGCTGCTGGACGCATAGACCAGTTTCACCCCGTAGCGGCGGCAAGCGGTGGCCACCACCATGAACGCGTGCACGTTCTCTCGCTCGATGTCGTCGAGGCGGTCGTTGAACACGCTCGTCTCGGCGGCAAGATGAAATACCACGTCAATGCCGCCGTCAGCCAACAGGGGCTCGATGCGGGCGGCATCACCGCCAATCTTCGTGTCGATGCGGACGACCTCGAAGTGCGGTGCCAGTCGGCGGCAGAGGACTTTACCGATGAAGCCCTCGCTGCCGGTTACTATTGCTCTCATTTTGATAGTGTGCTGCAGTCTAAGTGACACGTCAAGGCACAAGATTGTCGAACAGCCCGGGAAGCCTCGGTTGCAGGGCTTCGTGTTCCTCGTGGAAGAACTGGGCTTTCGTCTTGCCCATCTTGCGGCCTTTCTTGGTGTGGATGTCGAAGGTGTATTCCGGCACCTCCAGCGGTTGTCGGCGCGCATCGTCCAGGGCGGCGATGATCTGCGGGTCGGTGAGCGCGAGTTTGTCCACCGCAAGGTTGTTGAGGTGATCGGCGTCGCGGCTCTTATAGCACTCGCAAAGCAGGATTATCGCCTTGCCGATGAAGATGCGTCCCTTTGGTTCCTTGCTTCCCTTGTTCACCAGCTCGTAGCCGTTGTGCAAGGCGTCAATCTCGTGGGTGATGAGTCCCCAGCAGTCCTCGGCGCTTATGGTGTAGAGTCGTTTCCACACATAGTTGCCATAGCCCGACTGCCACAACTCGACCCCGAAGAAAGCCGCCACCACCACATCGTTGCGGCGGATGCTCTTCTGCAATGCGCTGGCACACTCAAGGAAGTCATATCCGTTTTTGGTTTTCAGTACGAAATGTCCCATATTTTTCTGTAAAGTTAGTCAAAATTTTCGATATATAGGCTGAAATTCAGCGCCTTAACATTTGCAAAATTTTGTCAAGTCAATAGGGGAAACTCGCACTGATGTTGTACTGCACCAGCGACTTAGTTTTGTCCTTGCCGTTGTTGCCCTGGCCCTTCAGGCGAATAGCCTCGCCGAAGTATTTCCGTATGAGCAGGATTGACCGCTGCTCCTCTTCCTGGTTGCGGATGGCCGACAAGCCGCCGGCGTTCACGAAGGTTGACTTCTGCTCGAAGTTGTAGCGCAGGTCGGTGAGAACCTTCCGCTCGGTGTACTTCATGTAGCACGAGATCCAAAAATCCTCCTTGAGTTTCAACTCCTCGTTCCACCACACGTTCTTGTTGTAGCGCACGCCGTAAGAGCAGCCCGTTATCATCTTGTCGAGGGAGAGGTACTCCGTCTCGTCATACATGACCGGCGAGATACGGCTGGTGAAGCCGAACACATGGACATCGAGCATGCAGGCGATATCATACAGGTTCTCGATGATCTGCGTTATCTCGTTGCGGTCGCGGATGCGTGCCGTCTCGCCCTTTTCCGAATAGAGTCGCTTGCAGGCATCCACATCATCGTCGAGCATGAACAGTTCACGGAAATGCTTCGCCATCCAGTTACGTTTCGGGATTAGCCCGATGATATCGTCGGGGTGCGTCACTATCTCGCAGTCGGGGTTGAACTCTCTGTAGAGATCGGCCTGCGACTTCGCCACGCAGATGATAGGGTCGTTGACCAGGTACTTCGCGAACACTCGGTCGTGCCGCTTGTGAGAGGGGATTACGATACGCAGGCTCATTGCTCCGCTCCTTTCTGACCACGCGTGATGGCCTCACGGAAGTCCTGTATGCTGATGACGTTGCTCTTGCTCACCTTGCCGGTCTTATACGACCTCATGTGCTGCATATCGAGTACCTCACGCAGCCAGTTGCTGTCAACCTCGTTAGAGCTTTGAATGATGAACAATTCGTGCTTCTCGTCGTACTTCGGTATTAGTGGGTAGACTGCGGAGTCGTTGTCCATCGCCTCAAATCTCTCCCGGAACTTGTCTTTCGGCTTCGGCTGCTCGAACTCCATTCCCCAGTCGGCGAGCTCGCTCTGGAACTCCGCCCACTCGTTGGCGATGATGTCCTTGTCGTCCTCGCCGTAGTTGATGTTGTCTTTGGCGGCATACTCACGCAGTTTCTTCGGTGGGGTGTCGCCCGGCAGCACCTTGCACGGCACAGTCTTGTAGCCAAGTTCCTTGCAGGCGCGAAGTCTCAAGTTGCCGCACACGACGACATAGTGGCCGTCCATGTACTCAACAACAATCAGTTCGCGAAGCTCCAGCATCTCGGGGCTCTCCTCTATGCTGCGCTTGGTCGCTTCATAGCGTTCTTTCCTTACCAGGCGCGGGTTGCGAGGCAGTCCCGGGACTTGTCCCTTGTTCGCGGTGATGAGGGACACGTCAATTTCTTTTCTTTCCATTGCTTTCGGGATTTCAACAATAAAACTTACAACAATTCTCACGAAAGCAACATCAATCCTTGTGCCTCAACCTCCAAGCGATGCGGTCTTTGATGACCTGCTCGATGTTCTTGCAGCCGAGTTGGCGCAAGGCCAGGGCTGTGTCGATGATGATGTCGGCGGCGAGTTCCTCACGCTCGCTGAACTCATGCTCGTAGGTCGGGCAGGCGTCATCGGCGTGCTGCTCGTCCACGAAATCTTGCGTCAGGTGCAGCGGCGGTCGGCTCCAGTGGCAAGCGTCCATCCGGCGCCAGTCTCGGGAAATCCTTATCGACATGGCGCGAGGGGAAGTCTGCTCGTTGATTTCGTCCCGCCTCATCATCTCATCATGCAGCTCTTTGGTCAATTTGTTAAGCGTAATCATGAAACTGAACGGATTTAATGTTGCTAATTGGTTGATTTTTGCCTTACGGCGGTCTGATAGTTGTCATAATGGTGATACTTATGGTGAATTACGTCTCCAGTACGTTGTGAATGGCCTCGATGAGGTGGCCGACCATCGGCAGGGGGATGCTGATGCGGTAGCGCCTGTTCCCCTTGTTATGCTCGGTGATCATCAAGTAATCGGGCTTGTCGCCCTTGCCATCGTGCAGGTCAACTGAATACTTCTTGCCCGGGGTGTTGACCCACACCTGCTTTCTGATTTTTAATGCGTCCATAGTGCTGTTGAGTTTTTGGTGACGTTAATCGGGGGCGTTTTCTTCCGTGCCGACGAACACATCAAGGATTTTAGTCTCCTTAATAGCTACTATCTCGTAGTCCGTGACGCAACCTCTCATGTGTTCTCTTGCGTGCTCTTTCGCCTTGTCAATGCTCTCCTCCTGGAACAGGACATGGAATGGGGAGCGCTTCTCCTTCATGGTCTTCTCGTCGAGAGTGACAAAGTTGTACTTGACCAAGAAGAATAGGTCACCGCCGTTGAATACAACCTCGTTGTACTGGGCAATCTTCTCGCCCACAACTTCAAACTCTCCAGTGATGTAGGGTCCCATCTCTCTTGTTATCCTCGCCTCGGCCTCTGTGAAGGTCATTGCATCGAGGGCGTAGGTCTCGCTGACCGTCTTTGTGGTGCCGTCAGTAAGCACCTTGTCAAGTTTGACTTTTACTTCAAAAAATCTCATTTTTCTGTTAATAAATTAGTGTTTTCGTCATTTTATTGACGTAATCGTAAATCCATTGTCGCTAAAAGTCGCTCTATCACGTCCACGTTGGCCGACCCGAGGAAACGGATGCCCAACAGGTCGGCTCGGGAACGCGAGCAGAGGTCTTTGAGGGTGGTTATCCCTTGCCCTTTGAGTATTCGCAACACATTGGGAGAGAAACCGAGTTCGTTCAGTCTCGCACGCAGCACCTGCGCCATGTGCAGCTCATTCTGGTTCAGCAGTTCGTTGATGTTCATCGAGCTCTTCCAGTTTTTTGAGCACTTTCAAAGCAAGACGACGCAAAGCAGAGTCCATGAGTTCCTGGACAGTGCGCCTCATTGCGCTACTTAACTTGCTTGTCTTATCCTTCACTCGTGAATACTCCGCCATGATATAGCTGGGTCTCAGCAGTTGCTTATCATACAGACGCAGTAATGGGGACTTTTTCAATTTGCTGCGCCCACCAGCCGAGGTGATAGCACGGTCAATCTCATTGCAGATTTTCTGCAGTTCCTCTCTCACGTCTTCATTTGTGGGAGTGACAATTTTGTTTTTTTTGTTTTCTTCGTCCATTTTGTCATTTACTAAAAGTTAAACAAACTCATTTGCTTGACTGCTGGTTGTTCGACAGGCTTTATGGCATCAACTTCTTGAGCCGGCTCGACCTGTTGTTTCGCTTTACTTCGCACAGCAAGTTCATTTCGGCGGTGCCAATATTCTTCTTCAGAGATTTTCCTGATACTGCAACACGGCGTGGGAATGGGCCACTTAATCTCATTGACTTCGTATGCCCCGAGGAAGTCCTGCATCAATGCGTCGTGATGAACAACCTGGCCAAGCATTCCGTGTATCATGAAATTAAGAGCGCACATTTTCACGCAGATAGGGTCAAGATCTTCGGCATAGTAATAATAAAACTTTGTCTTGTCGCTCTTCATGAAGTGAGCAAGCAAGGTTCGTCCGCTACCACATGCACAGTCATTGACGGTTTTCATTTCGGGTGAGTAGGTAAGTTCCGCCATCACTTGACACAGCTCCAACGGAGTGAAAAACTGCCCCATTGCAGATGACTTAAACTTGCCTTTGACAGCTTCCTCATACATCGTGCCGAAGAAGTCATAGGCACCATTCTTGTTGATGCCATGTGTAGCAAGTTTCAACCACCTAACGAGCAATTCAAACATATCGGGATTGTCCTGCTTTCGTTCAGCCAACAATGCAGGGTAGTTACACTTGTGACGCATTACCCTGTCTATGTCGAATGTCTCGATGAAAAAGTCCAGCATCTCCTCAAAGGCGATGGAAAAGTCCTTGCCGGTCTTGTAAGCGTATGCGCCCAATTTATCTATAGCCAGTTTCATCACCAGTCCACATTTTTGTTAAACATTCGCTTCTGTTCTTCTTGACTTCGCTTGATGTAAATCATGGTCGTGTCAAGTCCGCTATGACCTAACAGGTCGGCAAGTTCTGTCACGTCCTTAGTCTTGCTCCGCTTGAGGTACATCTTGGCAAAGAAATGTCGAAACGCATGAGGATGACACTTTTTGGCGTCAACTCCAGCACGGTTGGCCATGGTGTGTAATAGTTGGGCGACACCACGAGTTGAGCACAACCCACCAGTTCTGTTGACGGCAATGGTTCCTTGCAATTTATTCCTTTCGGCATATTCGGCACACTCCTGCTGTACTTTCGCAGAGAAGAAAAATCGTCTCACCTTGCTTCCTTTGCCCTTGAGATCCACATGACCGTCGGCCACCATCTCGTAGGTGAACATCACAAACTCGTGGACTCGTGCCCCTGTGGTAGAGAGAAGTCTTATCCAAATGTAGGCCTTCTCATTGTGAGCCTTGCAATAGGCAAGTAATTTTTCAACCTCTTTCTCTGTAGGCACGTTTTCAAGGCTCAATGTACGAGGTATCTTCGTATGCTTGATTTCTATGTGCTTGCCGAGATATTTTGCAAGTGCCGCGACAGCGTTGAGTCTGTTATTGACTGTTCTGGGCAATTTCCCTTGCTCTTCCATGGCAGCCTTATAGCCTTTTGCAACCTCGGTGGTAATTGAGGTTGAATAGCATAGGAAATCTTTTGCCCCAGATATATAGCCTCTCACCGTGTTCTGGCTGTATGCGTTCTCTTTGACAAGCCATTCCGAAAAGCCGTTCAAAATCTGCTGAGCCTTTTCGTCAAGCCTTGACCGCTTCTCTAACGCCTTCGCCCGCACTCGCTTTTTAACTCCACCTATTTGCACTCCACACCATGAGAGGAAGTCGCCGATGGCTTTTTGCTGCTTTTGACTTAGGTGAAACTCGGCGGCGTGAGATTTGCGATACTTGGTATATCCCCGCTTGCTCACCTCATCGACTTCGGTCAGGAAGTCATAGACATATCCGAGGTGATGGTCGGGAGAACCGGCACCTTTGGCGGTAACATGTGCCGTATATGAGCAAAACAATTCTTGCTTATCGGGTGATAATTTAGTCCTCTTCATTTTCCTACACGTTTAACAAGCCTCGTCAATGGCTGCAGCCCCCAGCGGAGGCGAACCTTGTCAGCTCGGATTCTTGCGTTCCTGCTTTCCTGTATCTTTGCCCTGCACGCAGCCTTGCGTTCTTCTGGCAAAGCATCATAGTTTTTTCGCAGTTGGGCACCGCGGCTTATGATGTACAGGTTGTCCAAATCACAGTTGGTGGTGTCTTTGTCCTTGAACATGACACACCATCCTTTAGGTATCGGGCCGTGAGCCTGTTCCCAGACAAAGCGATGTTTTGGTACCATTCGCTTACCGTTTGATGGTTTTATCCACCAGTATGACCGCCCTTTTTCTGTTCTGAGGCATTCATAGCCGGGCTTGCGGTTTTGCGGATTGTCTTGACGGCACTCGCCTTTACGGAAGCGTGTGCGTGATGAGTTGGCGACGCCCTCAGCGGTCATGTACGTCTCTTGTTTGCGTCCGGCATTGAACGGCTTATGACCCTTTCGGAACTGACCGACCTTACTACGCTCTGCCTTAAATTCCTTTGACTTGCGCAAGCCGAGGACAAAGGCTTTCATTTGCACGCTGCGAGGTGAGTGGTGAACCCATTCTGCTATGTCTGCACAGGTTCTTGTTGCATAGTGCTTGATGAGGTATTCAACCTCCCACTGCGTCCATCGCTTCACTTTTGGTGGTATTGGTATCATCTGTTTCATTTGGTTTGATGTTTGACTTGTTGAAATATTTGTCCTCTATGGACTTGATGATATTGAGGTCAACGGCATACATCGTTGGCCATCGGAACATGCTCTCTACTTTTCTCACTGAGTGAAGTACAGTAGCATGGTTACGGGACATCATCGTGCCAATATATGTAGAGCTCATGTTTAGACGTCGTGTGAGCAGATAGCACGCTACCGCTCGTGCATCGGCAAGACGAGCCATGCGGTTCCGTGAGCGGAGGTCGTCGAGTGTCACTCCGTAGGCTTCGGCCACTGCCTCCATGATTTCAAGTGCTGTTGGTCTCATATATTGTAGCTTATATAGTCCCTCCACAGCGGAGGCACGATGGCCAGCCAATCCCTTCCTGGGTGGATTGCTCTCCAGTAACGGACGCTCTCAAGCATCTTTTCGGCAATCATCTCGGGAGTCATGCCCCTGCGTTTGATGCTCGGTATCGCTAGCAAATCGGAGCAGTCGGGGATCGGCGGCACATCGGGGAACAAACTCATCATATTTTGATATTCCAGTTTTTTTTGATAAACTCCATCACGTTCAATCCTGAGTCATTGTAGAACCAGCGCTTGTACAGATACACCGTTTTGGTCAGCGTCTGTTCCGAAGGATGTTCTTCTGCCCACTCTGCGCTCTTGATGAAGTGTGACATGGCTCGGCACTCGTTTCCGTACTCGGCGAGTGCGCCGGCCTCAATGTGCTGTTGTCGGTTAGTCATTGTTTTCCTCCTTTCTTTGGCGGCTCTGGCAGCGGCATCCAGTGGGTGACGTCTTCTTTGCAATACGAGCCATCGGTTTCAAGCGCATGCCACATCCCAGAATCATAGTCAAAGCACCCTTTGCTGATGAATTGTATTCCATCAAGTTCAACAACAAACAAGACGTGCACACTTTCGCCATAAGGGTCGTTCTTGTAGATTAATGGAGGCAACTCATCCTTAGTGTAATCTTTCACGCTTATCCAGCGAGGATGAGAGTCAGCCCATACGGCACCATCTATAAATCCGACTTGATAGGCGCACATGACTTTATGTGTCTTATGTACGAGTTCGCTATATTGCGGTGGCTTCCGATACGTCCATTCATCAGAGGCTTGGATAATCTGTTCTTCTCGTGTCGTAATCAAATTTCGTTGTTCCATGTTAGTTTTACTTTCATTTTAGTATCTCCTTTTTGTGAAGTTAATAATTGCAAGTGGCTTGGTTCGGTCGTAGTCTTTGAACCATTCAAGCCAGTCGTCTATTGAAAGTCCATCGTTAAACGCTAAGCTACTTAAGCCAACATCATAGCCATCAACGATATACATATCACATCCATCAATGTGGACGATTTCGAGACATTGAATACTTATGCCGTCCTCGCGGGTAAGACGAGCAAGTTCTTCTTGCTTGCTGCGATAAGGAGCACCAGTCCATTGACGGACTGAGAGACAAGCCTCACCTGCGGCAATTTTCTGAAAACGTTTCGCCCATAGGTCATAATTGGCTCTGATGGTGTGCAACTTTTTTGACACCATACCCTTGCTGTCAGGATAATACAATTTATCCCGAAAATATGTCGGCTCCCCATGGCGCTTGTGCGTTGCTGGGAACGTCTTTGAAAGTGTGATTACATAGGTTTTCATAAATCATTTAAAGTTTTACACAACGCCTCGCAGAGAACACGAGCCATGTTGACTTCGACGGCGTTGCCGATGAATTTCTTTTGCTCTGCCTGAGTGCCGATGAGGGTGTAGTCGCTTGGGAAGCCCATAATGCGCTTGAGTTCCTTGATGCGGAGCATACGCATACGAATGTCGGCGATGCAGTAAAGGGCCATAAACTCTTTTATGCGCCTGGTCATTGGGCTGTCAGTCTCGTACACCTCAATGGCAAGCCCCTCGTTTGTGCTGACGAGGTAAGGCGGCATTTTGTCCATGCGGGCTATCAATGTGAAGCAGGGATTGTCGATGCTGCCACCAGGACTGGCAAACTGCGGGTTCATCAGATATTGGCATGACACGACTTTCTGCTTTGGTTTCGTAAGGACAGCAGGACATGGCGCATCCACGCTTGACAATTGTCCACCGGCGCTATATTCACTGGCAATAAAGCGGCTTGTAACAAGTCCGAGTCTGTCCTTTGTGGTGAGTGTTGGTGCTGGTGCGTCAACGGAAGTATTGAACCCTTTGCCATAGTGTGCAGAAACAAATGCGTGGTGGTCACGGCAAGTTACAGTTCCTGCCGGTTCATCAACACTGATATTCTTTCCGCTTGGGTCTCCTCCGTACTGCTTGGAGAGGAAATGCACCTTTGCCATACCGAGGCGGTTCTGGCAAGCAACGGTTGGGCAAGGCTCGTCGATGCTTGGCGGTACATACTTGCCTGTCTTTCCGTTGACGCTATTCCACTTCACGATGAAAGCCTCCTTGCCGCCAGCAACAAACTTTATCAGCCCAGCATAGATACGCTCCAGTGTTTTCTCGACGAGTGGTTTCTTGCGCCCGAAGATGCTTTCTCCCTCGTCGTTGAGGTCGAGGACTTCGCGCACAGGCTTCCATGGCTTAACCTCATCATCTTGGAAAAGACCGCCATTGTTAG